TATTAATCAAGGTAAACAAAAAACCCCTTGCGGGGTTTTTATGGGGTGCCTGAAGGGGGTCGAACCCTCGGCCTCCGCATCCACAGTATTAGGATTTTGTAAAACTCCTGCATGGTGTTTTACTATCCCCTATATATGGGGGTTGATAGTCGTTTTTCGGAATTTTATCCCATATGTGGGGGTTCATCGATTCCGGCGTCGGAAAGTGAACCTCTGTACGTCTGGATTTCGGGCGTAAAAAATGGGGTGCCTGACGGGGGTCGAACCCGCATCCTCCGCGTCCACAGCACGGCGCTCCGCCATTGAGCTACAGGCACCACAATCAAGCGGATTCTAACACAGACCCACTAATGGGGCAAGGTTATCCTTGTTCGTATGTTGGGTCCGGGATGAACTCAACCAGAACTTCAATGTTTTGCCCGGAGAGGCTCAGTTTCGTTTCATTGGTTATGGAATAGAGATCGCGATTCTCATCGGCTCTCATGATGCGCCATACCATCTCAAATTTATTCGAGATCCTTGCCTCGACAGCGATTTTCTTCCAGTGAGCGTGATATACTCGGTGCATCAGGTCTATGTTCGCGGGGCTCACCTTTTTCTTCAGGGTGCGCTGAATGTCTTTGAGATCCCGCTCTGGAATGATGATGGTTAAATGTTCAAACTCTTTTACAGCTTCCTCTTCAGTGAAAGGCCGCCAGGAACCAAACAGGCTGACAGCTTCTTCTACAGCCTTGTTTATGCCATATTGTCGTGGGTTTTCGACACCCATGCTTTCGGCAATTGCATAAACATCATCCTCAGAGTCGTAGTTTTCGACGTCAAGGTCTATAAGATTGTACATGCCCTTTCCGTCAGGCAGACCATACACATTCTGCACAAGCCCGTCCTCAACGATTATCAAAACAGTCGGATTGCCATTGATCAGCCGGACAAGAAACTTTGCCAGATCTGGATCGTTGACCATTTCTGCTTTGGCGATGTCAAATAATTTTGATTTTGTTGTTTCGTACATATCTACTCCTTATTTCCTCTGCAAATTGACAAACAATATTTTTGATCGACCATTTTATCTTCCCAGTACCAAAGACCGCAATTCTGACATCGGAAAATGCCGATCCGGTTCAGATCGCGCTCAACTCTCTGCAGATTTGCCTCGGCATGACACCACTCGAGAGCAGCACTGATCGAATTTGTTTGATGACCGACGAGTCGGCGGGCGACGGACATAAGCGCTTCAACGCTGAGGTCACTTATGATTTCAGGTTTTGTCATTACCATATGTTTTCCCTTTTTCAGTAAATACTTTGATTTTCCGCAGAATAATCGTTGATGGTCTCTTGTGTCTCACTCTGATAATCAAATTCAATCAAAGGATGCGGGATTCTTCTACTCCAGCTCGATTCGCCAATGAGATTTTTCATCTCTTCTTTATAGTCAAAGCAAATCAAATCACGGTCAGCGGGAGTCAGCCATTCAGTGGAATCGCTTTCAGGATAACTGTAATAGAAATATCCGTAGCGGCCATCTCTCTGCAGCGCCCTGAGAATGGTCAGGATGCAGGCAGGACAGTTATCCGTAAGGGTGCGGATCTCCTGCAGTGTCGGCAGGCGGCCTACAGCGAAGATCGTGTCCAGGATCACTGGAATATCATTGCTCTTGTCTCGCAGATTGCAAACATTACACTTACGATGGATGTTGGCTGTGCAATGAAGCTCGTGCTTCTCCATGGCCGGACGCTGGAACATTCGCTTTCCGCAGTAGTCACAATAGTAGACTTTTCTCCTTATCTCTTTCATGACACTGCTTTCGCCTTAAATTGTACAAATACCTCTCCGGTATCGGAAACTTCACCCACAAGAAACTCTCCATCCCCAAGTTCCTCAAAGGGCTTCATGCCGTGCCTGTCAAGAATTGACCAGGCCACCGAAGCAAGGAATTGCTGAAACGCTCCGCCGGTCAGAGCCGCAGCAATATGATCGGGTTCTCGCAAAAGATCTGCGAGGCCGAACCTTACCGTAATTACGTTTTCTTCTTTGTTGTTAATGATGCGTCCCATACGAACTCCTTCGTAAAATGATTTGGTTCATGTTATAATTGGTCTGTAAGTTATATCCAACGGAAGGTAAAAGAACATTCCTTCCGATTATTTGTTCTACGGAGGTGTGCCATGCTGCTCTCGGAGGCCATTCATCAATACGCCCTTGAGCTCAAAGTCAACAACGTTTCAAGATCTACCCAGTATTATTATGCCAATACCCTCAAGTATCTGATCGAGCTTATCGGAGATATGCCCGTTCAGGAATTCAATGCCAATCATGTCCGAAACTTTATTGCCAACGAGATGGGACGCACAGTGGCTCACACTCAGACTCCTCTCTCCAGCCGGACCCTGCATAAAGAGTACGGAATCATTCGTTCGTTCTCCAACTGGATGGAACGCCAGGGATTCGTGGACAAAGCTCCCACCCGTCTCACCAAGCCTCCGAAGTATGATCTCGATCTCCCGGAAGCGCTTACCAACGATGAAATCAAAGCAATTTTTGAATACATTGATACGAATTGCACTTTTCGGGATCGGGTGATTTTTGAGTTTTTCCTGGATACCGGATGCCGGGTTGCGGAAGTGGCCGATTTGACTTTGGATAATGTTTTTATCGACGAAGGATGGGCGAAAGTCAAAGGGAAAGGACGTAAAGAAGGTATCGTTCCGTTGGGAAGAAAACTTTGCAGAGATCTCAATCTTTATATCTCGCGTTACAGAAAGGCGGAGGAGGGGGAAAACGGCGTTTTTACAACTGTACGCCGGCCATATACCAGCATGACCAGAAATGGGATGCTGACACTGATCAAAAAAATCCATAAAGCTGCTGGGGTTAACGGCAAGTACGGCTCCCACAAACTTCGGCACACGATGGCCACTCAATTCATCGCGAATGGTGGAGACGTGGCTATTTTGAAGCGGATACTGCGTCATACTGACATCAAGACAACGCAGGTTTACATCAACCTGGCCCAGGGTGACATCCAGGACGATCACCGAAAACACAGCCCACTTGATAATTTCGATTTCAAATAAATTCATAATAATTCCTTATGCCTCCCTTTGCCGGGAGGCATTTTAGTTTTCCGATGCCGGAATGACTATTCCCGATACCCGTTATAGATTTCGATTCTGGGAAGTTGTTCACCTGGCTCCAATGGCCAAAAAATGATTTCTCCCACTTCTTCGGTCAATGCGATAATGTCTGCAAGAGAATCAATATCAATTTCCCAATGATTGCCTTCGAATGCATTATAGGCGGGGCCTTTGACCAAGAAACCTTTCTTGCATGGACGCTTTTGGGTATTGTTGTCTCTCATGTAGTCACTTTCTGTTTTTAGGATTTCGTATCTCATTTGCTGCAATCTTCTCTCTATTGTTCCTGGACTGTAATGGGTATAGAACAAACTTAGGGGAAGAGCTCTGGCTCTTCCCCGCAAGCGTGGCCATATTCAGTACCTAATAGCTAACCCGCTGCATTCTGGGCATTCAAATTTTTCTGTCCTCATAACTATTCTTTCCAGGTCGTCCCGCAGTCCTCGCATAGCCAGGCAAATCGATTGTGTCCCTTGTCATCCAGAAAGATGTCTCTCAATGTCAACACGTTAGAACCACATTTCGGACAATGCGTTTCTTCTCCAAGTCTGATGCCTTTTATTCCTGATGGTTCCATTTTTTTCTCCTTTTTATTGGAGGGGAGTTGCTGGCTCCCCTCATTGATTCCGACATCGGAATTACTTTTTGGCAGTCGTCTTTTTGGCTGCCGGTCTCCTGGTCGGTGTGGTATGCAGATCGATTTCTTCTGCCTGCTGTTCGGTGTTCGTTTCGGCTTCAATTTCTGTCTGTGGTTCATCCGGGGTGGCATTTCCAAGAATTCCCCCGGTCTCACCGCGAGACGTTTTACTCAGATCATCAACCACCTGGATTTTAGGGTAAAGTATGGGAATCACAACAAGCTGGGCGATTGGATCCCCCTTCTTGATATAGCTATTACCATTAGGGATAATCATGACGATAATCTCGCCTCGATAGCCCTCATCGATCACGCCTGCACCAATCGTAAAGGAATGGCGTGATTTAGGTTTGATTAGCCCAAACGTATTGGGGGGCAGCTCAATTTTTACGCCTGTTGGAATTGAAACGGGTTCACCCTTGCGTAAGAAGATGTCCCGTTTCGAGTACAGGTCCAGTCCTGCATCGGTTGGATTTTTGCGGGTTGGAATTTTCCCGCCCACTAATTGGACTTTCATTTGTTCCTCCTAAAAGGTATTGAGATAGGTTGTGGCTTCTTCAGGCTTTGCCAGAAGCCACTCGTCGATGTCTTTGAACTCTTCAGGCGGATAAATCAACTCCGCTCCGAGAAGTTTCGCACGTTGGATAGCCTTAGGTCGGATTTGTTTTTCCGCGACCTCCTTTGGATCGTTGTCGGAAATCAGCACGATTTTGCTGGCCGTGGCCACTGCGGAAACAATTTTTGAGATGTCACTGACCTCACCCCCAGTAGGAGCGCAGGCTGTGTAGCCAAAGGTTTCCATGACCATTGAGGCAATTTCGCCCTTGACCACAAAAATCGTTCCGGTTTTGGAAATAACACCATCGTAGTTGAACAGTCCGGATATTGAGCCTTCCACTGCGCCATAACGCCTTCCACTGCTGGAGGTATTGCGGAGCTTGATGCCCTGCAAAATTCCATCATGGAAAGTAGGAATAGCCATATAGATTTGCCGATATAAGCTGGCCTGGCCGATTTTGTGGGCGGTCAATACTCTGTCGCTGATTCCTCTGGAGCAAGCATATTCGAGAACTTCCTTTTGGGCCGGATAAAATTTTTTCCACTCGCCCTGGTAGATTGTTTTAGCTCTGGGCGGCGGTGCAAAGACCGGTACTGAATTGAACTCTCCGCCAGTAAGAATATTGATAGCGGTCTTGAGATGACCGGAATTATCCCGGTCGTAAAACGGGATATTCAAATAGCCAATCAGATCAATCACATCACCAAAGCGACCGCATCCATGACAGCGCCAGTGCTGCTTTCCATCTGCCCAGAAAATACTAAATGAGGGCGTGTAGTTACTGTGATGATGATCTGGCAGTGGACACAGCAATTTCTTGCGGTCCGTGTGCAAAACATCTTGAATATTGTAGAGTCTCGAAACTTCATCCGGTGTCAGCATAAAAGCCTCCTAAAATAGTTCTGGTTGCATTCTTCCTGACCTGACGGCGTTGGCAATATATGACACATGAGAATATCTCTCCGGGTGTTTGATGAGCCATGTCTTATGTTCAGGGTCATAGTAACGGTCGTAAGAAGGAATATCGTCTGTGATGCGCTTTAGGTCTTGGAAGAACCTGGTATTTCTCATCGATTTAGACGCCGGACCTTGCTCATTGAGAATTTTGATATGAACACAATCTCCGTATAATGTTGCACTTAACATGGGAGCCTCCTTTCATAAAGATAGGGAGGCTTTCGCCTCCCTGATAACTACATGGGCAAGAAATTCAAAATGTTTTTCAGGATGTCGTGGGTCAGGATGCCTGGAGCCTGGTCTTCTGTGATGAGCCTGCGAACCGTGGCGCCGATCTGGCCGGCTGCAATACAACCGGTATAGATAGTTGCCTTGGATGTACAAGGGTCATCAGGTATGTCTTCATCATTCTGCAAAGCAAGTGTTTCCTCATACCACCGCGTGTGCTTCATATCCACTACGTTCAACTGGAAATACTCAGCACTCATGCGAGCATCCAGATAGCAGATTGGCGCATGGCTGTTCCGGAAGCTTGTTTGAACGGCAGTCCAGATTTCCTTGCGGGCCTTGATGCTGTCCACTGCAGAAATAATTATGGAAGCGGGCTCGAGAACGGTAGAAGCAGTCACCCGCTCTGCAATCCAATCGAGCCTGACATCGTCCGCATACTCTTTGATGGTATCATAGATAGCCTTCGCTTTGTCTTTTCCGATGTCGGAAAGTTTGTGAAACTGAACGGGGATATTGACCGGCTCGACGATGTCGCCGTCGTAAACAACCAGATCGCCGATTCCCATTTTTGCAAGAGCGACAGCTGTCATCGCTCCAATTCCGCCCGCACCGATCAGCGTAACGGACCAGTTTGCAGCATTAAAAATGCCAATATGTCGTGTATGATCCATGGATCCTCCTATTTGTGTAGATATGTGTACTTTCTGTTGATCAATCCTCCGGTTTTTTGAATAAACCAGACCTGGTTTGTGCTGACTCCTCCGCGATGATTAAATCGCCGTCCTGGAAAGAGTCGCCGTCAAACGAGGTTATCGCCCAGATCCAGCTCCCATCTTCAATTTGAATAGGAGCAATGAAAGCGCCGGTGGTATAGATATAGACCATTTCATCGGTATTATCCATAACAGGATTATCGAATTCATGCTTGCAATCTTTACACAAAAACCGCGGTGATCCGATGTTGGTGTCGAATTCCCGGCGTTCTCCGTATTCTTTTGGCGTTCCATCGGAGTTCCATGAGATAACCTCCCAATCAACGTTGACGGTGCCGATTTCAACAATTTGCTTGCTCCTGCATTTGGGACAGAAAGCATTAACTGTTTTTGTTACTGGCATACATATCTCCTTACGAAAAGTAGCGCTCAATTTTTTTCTCGAGCTGGTTCAATCGCATATGGGGAACTGACAGATCGAGATGACTGCCGAGTTGATCGAGGTAATGTTTTATATCATCGACCATGGAAACTGCTGCTATAATATCGTCTGGATATTGCGACTCAATTAAGTTCTCGGCCTCCTGAAGAAGCTGAAGAGTGTCCCAGTAATCAATGTCATTCTCGGCATTGTCGTAGATTTGCGCCCATTCATCTTCCCAATTTGTTCCGGTCCATGGATCCGCATCGTCGTCGTAGCTTATTTTCGAAAGTTTACGATTCGTTTTCTCAGGCTTCCCAAAAAGCTCCTCGTGCGTGAGCCATGTTTTCTGGTGGCCTGCAAAGCTAAAGGGATTGACGCTTGTTCCAATGTGTACCTCCATTCGTACTCCTTGCGGAGTTCCGCAACATTTGCGATAAATTCCGGTGAAACGCCGATTTCAACAGGGATGTGACGGGTTTTCACCCTGCCATCTTTGTAATTGTCAAACCGACCAACCCACGCCTGCGGTGTGCGGACCATAGAGATGGACCACTTGACCATTTCCGGGACACTACCGAGAGGTTCCCGTTCTGCGGTGGCGTTGTCTGTCCCTGACCAGTTGTGGGGGCCTGGTGTGCCGTCACCCAACGGATGCCGGTGAAACCAGAGCTTCATCTTTCCGGCGTCGGAACGATCCAATAAGGGCAGCAGCTTTTCGGCCGGGATCTCGGTATAGCCCATAGATCCAACATCAAGAACAACCACATCATAAATATTGAAGACGGTTTCGGTGTTGGAACTTTCGACTTCAACAAAGCCAAACCCGGAAAACTCGAGGAATCCGGATACGATCAGGGCTGCCTCCAGTTTAGCGAAAACATCCTGCGACAGGAGGATCCGCATAGGCTTTTGACTCTTGGGCTGAGTTAATTCCTTTTTTATAATTTTAGTTTTTGTCATTTTTTTCTCCTATATTAGGCGATAGTGTTCCATTGATTCAAGATAAACCAGGGGTGAACTAATGTTTTGGATTGTAGTAAAGAGATACAGTGCACGGTATAGTTCTGGGATGTCACCGGCGTGTATACTGGCTGAGATAATGCCGCCGAAGTTTCCCCAGCACGTTCGGGGCTCGTAGGCGAGGGGGTTTGAGATTTGCGAAATGTTATGACAAATGGCATAGTGGTGCAAATGCCTGTTGTGACGATTGTTATCAACGTAGTAATCTTGTGTCAATTTTAGATTACGCTCCGGAATCAAATGAAAGCGGTCCATGCTTGACTTGAGCAGGTCTTTCATCGGCAGGTAAATAAAATATGTCCCTACATCATATTTTTCACGCTTGTATTCAACAAAAACGTTTTTACGATTTATGCGTTCATGATGTTCATACGGGACTTCAAAGATAAGATCTTTGATTGTGGCCTTGAACCATTGTTCTCCAAGCGATGAGATAGCCTCGAATTTTGAGAATGGAAGCTGTTTCATGCGGGTCAAAAAAACCTCAAAACCTTCTTTTGTTTGATAAAACTCCAGGACTTTACAGATTTCGTTTGCATTAGCAAGCATTTTTCTTTCCTTTGTCTTTGACAGCTTTTCCTCAAAGAATTCTCTGGCGAGCTGCTTGAAGCCCTCTGAGATCTCAACTTGCTCGACTGTTTTTAGTTTGATCATTTATTCTCCTTTCATCAAAATATTTCCGTGATGTCTTTGTAAATAACTTTGGCAATTTCCGACATCGGAACGCCAGACTTTTTGGCGTATTCAGTAGAAGTCAATGTTATTTCGTGATCCGGGATACAAAGCACGCTTTTTGGATCAATCTTGATCAGGAAAAGATATGCTGTCTCAAAAATTGCTCGTATATCGACAAGATTCAAGGCGTTGATCATTAGCGGTGCTATACTTGCCCAGCAGGTTGACACAAGGCTATTAAGAGGATTGCTGTACCGTTTCCCGTATGTGTCAATAACCACGTGGTGATAGTGACGGGTAAGAGAGTTCATGGCGAGAAGTGGAACAAAGTGAAAATCAGCAAGGTTTTCCTTGATAATTCCGGTTGTCGGAATTCCAACCAGATATGGTCCTAAACAGCTAAATCTATTCTTGCAACCATCTGATCGAATGAAGAAGATTGGCTTGGTCACGCCAACAAGAAAAGTTTGATTATTCGCGCCTTTTCTTACGCCAAACGCGGTGTAGGGAAGCTGCTCGAGATTGCTGAGCATTCTTGGGATCTCGATCTCGGGGCTGTTTAACCGCTTTATAACCATATTTTGTTTGAATAGGGTTATACGATCAATTGCGTGACGCCAGGAAAATTCACGCTGCTTGAGTGCATCAATAAAAATGTTTTTGATGGCTGGTTCAAAATTCGGTTCTATGTTCAAAGTAACCTCCGTAAAAAAATGGGGAGCCAAATCACTCTGGCTCCCCATTATGATCTTGGACGGAGTTTAGCCGCCCTTAACATTCCCAACAGCGGTCACTGTTGCGCCAACCGGAATCACGGTGGCGTCATCGATCACAGCAGCATTCATGTAGAACGCTACCGAGCCGAAGGTAAGGCCAGAAAGACCCTTGACCTGCGACAGAGCCATTGGTTCATCTGCGGGGATGTAGCGGGAGTCTCCGCCTGAGGTCCGCAAGGTGATCACCTGGGTGGGATCGATCATGGGCTCTGCGGTTTCCTCAAAAAGGTCGTCATCGTCGTCGAATTCCTCGTCAACGATTGCTTCATCTTCTTCAAACTCTTCGGGGATAATGTTTACGTTTTCTTCTGTCATTGTGTGCAAACCTTTCTCTAAAAATTGGTGGACAAAATAGATGTTTTGTGGTACATTATGTAGTATAATATGAACAGTTGGTTTTGTCAAACTTAATATCTGTTCACTTTTACAACAATGGTTCTATGCCGTAAGGCAAAATAGCGTAGCGAGGTACAATGCCTAGACGAACTCCCCCAATGCTTCCCGGCGCTTTAGCCGAAAGAACGACTGCCGACGGAAGACGCCGGATCCAACTCACTAACGATGAACGGGATGAAGCGCTTTTTCACGAGACCATCGAGCATGCCGTGGCGTTATATCTTGATCTGCGCGGGCGCCATACCAATCAGCAAATCGCCGATGAACTTGGCATCTCCGTTCACCAACTCAAAAATTTGACCTGCACAGAGGAATTCGAGGCATGTTGGAACGAGAACGCTGCTGATCTGGGCCATGACCCACGCCTAAAGGCATCTCAGAACGCCTTGCTGGGGCTGCTGCCGGATGCCGTGATGGCGGTTGAGGATGTGCTGGCAAACGGTTCGTCGAATGCCAAGGTCCAGGCAGCCAAGATGGTGTTTGACTTAAATGGTGTCGTTAAGCGCACGATGACAGACTCCAACAAGAAGGAGATGATTGACTTCCTGACCGGCAAAAGTGCCGTAATCAATCAAACCAATGTGCAGATCAATGTGCCGCAGGAATTTACTGATACCCTGGAACATCTCAATCGCGCTATTGACGGTGAATTTGTAGAGGTTCCTGAGCCCATCGAGGCGGATATTGTTTCCGATGTCGGAAAAGAAATTGAGGATGAGTCCGAAGCGTAAATCGGTCATTGCTCTGAAGAGTCATCCAGCTGCCTTTCTTCATAAACCTGGCAACGTTCCGCGTAGCATGTTTCATCGATCTGTTTTGGCCAGCAGTCCATTGGTCTGGATGCAAAGCCAAACTCGCGAATATACAGATATGCCGGAAGTTTGGGTAAATCATTTTCTTCCACCCAATGACATAATAGGCCACGGAAGTAGGGCTCGGAATATTTGCAGTTCTTACAGGATCTTGACATAGCTCTCCTTGTTATTCCTTTTGTCTTTCGACTGACATAGAACGAATCCGCTTGCTTATATCGTTTCCTACTTTTCCCATCGTTCATAATCCCGGATGGGGGCAAAACGATTGTTCTTCAATGTCATATAGAGAAACAGGGCAAGTTTTTTGATGAGAGCCATCAGGTGATATTTGCTGACATAAACAACTCTGGTTTGATAGAGCTTTTTCCTGAATGCCAGAAATATTTCCTGCGCTTCCCAGTAAACGCCTTTGAATGATTTGATGGTGGATTTGTCTAAGCTATTTCTGCTGGCTTGATCCAAGAGACTCTCGCAAACCTGGTCCACAGCCACATTTACCCCAAGACCCTGCTCGACATATGCGTCGAAAAGCAACAGGCAGTCATCACTATTGAGATGATTTATTTTTTGTTCTGGTTTCTTTGTAAAGTTCATTGATCCTCTTTTCAATAATGTTCCCGACCCCCGAAGGGGGCCGGGCCGAAGGGTGGGGGTAGACGTTGTTTAGCTTATTTCATCGGAATCACCTCCCGGAAATTCAATTTGACAGTCAGGATACTGACTATCATCCATCTGGGTCTGATCGCTCAGTCCCAGAAGGACATCAATCAAGCAATTCGGATGCTCCGCAATCCAGGCATCTCAGAAAAACAGAACCATGCTTATGGTGGATCTCAATATTTACACTTCCGCAACTCGAGCAGGTTTCAACGTTGTCCGGGGGTTCCTGGTATAAAGCAGGGTTGGGTATTACTACTGGCATGATGTCTCCTTCACTGATAAATAGAGGGTTTGTATTGCGAGGCGGGGAAACCTCGCAGTGCAAATACGAATAAAATTACTGGACGGTTGCAAATTTGCCATTTTTGACACGAATGGAATTGTTGTCAATGGCGGTGATCAGAAGTTTGGCAATCTTGTTATTATCTTTATCAACGATTGCCTGTAGGCTGGACCTGCAAATGTGCCCTCCGTTTTCCATCAAAACAATTAGAGAACTAAAGTTCCTGGAAATCGCCACTGCCATAACTGGCTCGCTGTGAGCAATGAAGTATTCCTTCAACTCATCATCTGCAACATCAAAAAGGAATTCTGTGCGTTTGACGTTTTCCAAAGTTTTTATTTTCTTCAATTCTCTTGTGAAATCCCGACCCAGGGGGAACTTGCTTCGTACATTTGCCTTTGCAATAAATGCAAAGTTGTAAATCCACGATTCTTTCTTGAGCAGATTATAGGCAGAAGAGGACTTGTCAATATCTATTGTTTTTAGAATAGTTTCTGCAAGCGGGTGGTTTTTGTAACTCTTGATAAGATTTAGGCACATCTCCAGCATAACGTCTTGACTCGTAACGCCTTTGTAAATCAGAGCATTGGCAATGATCGCATTCCATTTGCCGAACCAAGATGAGGAATTGATTAGCTTTATCATCATTGCCTCAGTAAATGGGACCCTATCCAGGATCGTATTCATTATTTTCTGAATACTATCCATATCTGATTCATAGGTTTTGCTGTTTTCCCGTAACTTGGGCAAAGTGCTGTTGATAGCACCAATAATGTTATTATTGCCACATTCCAGGGTTACTGGATCAATCTCAAATTGTGGGTGGGCAATTAATTCTAAAGCTTTGTCAAAACTCAAATTTTGCATATAGCCGCGAAAAACCTTTCCGATTAAATAAGCATCGATCTTAATTGCGGTATCGGTTTCGTTTGTCAATCGCATCAGATAACTCGCTGGAAAATAGAAATCATTGGTATCGACATAAGAGGATGTAAGAACATCGGGAGTTGTAAGAAAGAAATACTTGAAGGCGTCATAGCGTTCTTTGAACATATGCTTGTTGGCATTAAAGACTTGTTCCTGTTTGAATGCGGGCGTTCCTGGTGGAAAGCGAATTGATAAATTAGTATTTATGTTTGACTCCCCTCTCCACTCTGCTTCATAGCAAATGTCGCGGGGAGCAATATTGTGAGCAGCGTAAATCAGCTCGTGATGCTTCATGTTCGGCTCTGAGAGAAACTCAAACCCTTCTTTGCCGTTCCTGGCCGGGATAATACAATAAGACAACCAATTACACATTTTTATTTCTCCTTTTAGTTATGGATAGAGAACCAGTTCGACCAATTCAAAGGCCGGGTCCAGATATTTCTCAATAAGCGGCTGGACATCTTTGAGTTTTAGTCCTCCCAGGCCGCAGCCGAGGGCGGGTACAGCGATAGAGTTTGCTATGGATGAAGAGAAGGGATAGTTGGCAAGTGCCTTGAGTCCTTCCTCAACATACTCGAGCTTAGAGGGATTGCGCCAGTCATCCTTGGTAGGAAAATTGACAATGTAACGGCTTTCCTTTTCACACAAATAGATATGGAGACCTCCGGGTTTTATTGCCCTATTGCGGCAAACAGATCTATAGAGCTCGAACATTTCAGGGTAGCGCTGCTTGAATTGAAGGGCGAGGCCGCCCCCCATGACGCCAACGCAATTAACCGGATTGACAATTACGCCTATTTTGCGATTGAAGATACTGTCGTGAACAATGTTCATTGTTGTTTTCTCCTTAGGAATAAAATAGACTTGAATATTCACAATATTGCTTTTGGCAAGGGCCAGCATTTTGTCCATGACTGAGTTTGGGCACCGTTCTACGGAGTGCTGTAACGACCGATTTCCGGTGTCGGAATTGATTTAAGGATGGCCGACAGAGATTTGTAGTGCCCAGACGATAATCTCTGGATATTCTCGATAAAGCTTCTGCCGGGAACGTTCTCCTCTGAGATCAGGTAAAGAATACGGCCGCATTTGTGGTAAAGACATTCATGCCTGACCTGTTGTGTTCTCTTCGCGGCTGCAAAGATTTTGAGACGGGGGTCGCGAAGAATTTGTCCTGGCGAACCTTCGATCTCGAATTGGGTCAAAACGTCAGCATCGCTGGCAATCTCCACCCATACGAACTTCAACGGGGTTCTGGAGTAAATATCAATGATAAGGTTTTGAATGTCAGTCACTATTTCGTGCCTTTGTCAAACTCCGCAATGGCGGTCAGCAGGATTTCCTCGAGTTCTTCATCGGGGATAAAATAGGTTGTACCTTCGATTTCGATTGAGACCTCTGTTTCATCCGGCGACATCTGAACCTCCTACATGGATAATTGCCTGGTTTGCTTGATGATCCTTGGCACCAGCTCTGTCTGAATGCGTTTTGCGAGAGATGCTGGGCTTGATCCCATAGAAAGTGTAATGGTAAGGACGGAATAAGGCTGGGTCCTGTCTACGGGAAGATCAGGATGGATGGTAAGTTGCACCCGCAGTAAATCTCGGAACTGAATAAATTTCATGGCATAAATACCGTTTTCTGCTATGATGGATTTCTTGATTCGGTTAGGTGAATAGCATATCTCCCATCCCTCCATATGCTCAACAATTTCTTCTGCTTTTGCTACAAGATGTGGATCTCGCATTATTGATAATTCCTTAGATTGACTCCCATGACAAGTCCCACAGCAGCCGATTGGCATTGCTGATAAAAGTCTCGTGTGGGTTAAGCCGTTCGATTTCATTGATCGTTTCTGGAGAAAGATCATTGACAGAGTAAAGTTTTGTGCTTGCGTTAAAAAATTCATTTTTTAAGCGCTTGATTTGTGCTTTGCTCAACTCCCTCATGATTCGGCCCCGCTTTGCTGGAGATCGGTCAGAAATCGATCAACATTACCCTCAAAATCCTCATGCGGATTGAGTGCATAGACATCATTCAGGATGCCTGGGTTGATGTCCATTACACTTTTGGGATGATTTTTGATAAATTCCTGTGTCAATATTTTCGTTTGTTTTTTGTTGAGTTTTCGCATTTCATATCCTTTCGTTGAGTTTGTCGAGAGAAACGCCGGGTGGGGTCTAACCACCGTCGAGGTACTGGGCCGCCGCGCGCTGCCTACTTGGTCTTCGCCTGCAATAGGTTACTGGGTTTTCGGTTCGCATTACTTTGGGTCTTCCCTTACTCTGGCTGGGTCCCATAAGATACCCATTCTGCTGAGCTACGGCGTTTCTCAATAGCGGAACCCCGGAGTCGAACTGGGCGAGCCTCCTTCTTCGGGTGGCACTGCCTCCTTTTAGCATTCCGCATGCGCCGGCAGGAACTTAGGGTGGTCTAAGCCCAGGTTTCTGCCGAGAGCGAGTGGGCGGAGTCGAACCGCCTAACCGAGAAATCGTAATCTCAGTCGTGTCCATGCCTGTTCCGGGGCACTCACTCGCTTAATGGTGTGCTGCTGACGGGCAACCGCCAACCAGCATCGCTGGTGTCATGTCTCTCATAACCAGCCCACCAAACCGGATGTCTCCGGTTATTTGCAGGGCAAGGAGTCGAACCTTGCCTCTCTGAACTGGAGGCTCCCACGAGCTCCCTACAATTCCGACATCGGAAATCATTTGGATAAGATTTCCTGCCGGATGTCTGCCGCCATCTTTTTTAGTTCTCGGCGACGTTTCATCAGGGCACGCAGAGCCCTGTTCGTATTCTCAAGCGACGATTCAATATCTGTCAACTGCTTGCACAGATCTGGTTCTGGACGACAAATGCCGAAAGGCAACCTGGCCTGGTTGGTCATTTCACATCGCCAGGTTTATAATTAGCATTCGTATCAGCCATTTCTTTGGAAACGCCGCGAGGTACATGGCGTAGGTTGCCTGGATCCTCGGTGATGCAATCTTTGACCGGAACGGTGTTGTAATAATGAGCTTTATATTGATCGACGACAATTTGATCGTCGCTGTACTCAAAATGCTTTTCGGAGAGAACACCGCAATTCGGACAAACGAACTCCTCGTCATTCTCTGAAATAAAAGGCCGAGTCGCTTCTTCACCGCAGCGGGGACAAAAATAAATGATCATGGTATCTTCCTGATCAACTGCAGACGCGAGCAGCGGGCTGCCCCTTCAGTGTTATAGGGCACAACAACTGACGGCAGATCTTTCCACTCAATCAGACACATCCAGATATTGTGATTATTTTTTCTGTACCAAAATTGCTTTTGTATATAGCCAAATGTGCCAAAATTTACACCGCAACCACAAGTGACCGTCGGAGATTGGTTAACAACCTCCTCAATGTACTCTCCGGCTTTGATAACCCAGCTTGCCGGTCTGATATTGGCATAGGGTGTTGTTGGGCTGAAGGATTTGTAGACAATGTAACCATTACTCAAAGCTAAAAAGTTTTCTTCCATCCATTTGGAAGGATCTGGCAAGCCCTTAACGCCGCTGAGATCAACAATTCCAATGTCTATCTGTTGCCAGGTGACATTATACATAACCGCATTTACAAATGTAGCGATGCATAAACCGGAATCAATGAAATAAACATCGAATAATTTGGCGTTATCAAACATTGCTCTGCCCAGGCTGCATTTGGCGAAAGTTGTTTCATGCAGATTCGCATTTGAAAAATTTGACCCATGAAGGTAACAATTCTGGAACCGGGATTTATCTAATAAAGCATTCTTGAAACTTGAATAGGAGAATTGACAGTTTTCGAAGACAGTTTCTGACAAATCAGCTTGGTCGAAGTTTGTGTGATTGAAATCACAATTTTTGAATAACGACTTGGAAATATTCTCCCCTGAGAAGTCCAGATCGTAAAAATCAGATTCGGTGAAGCGAACGCCTGCTAATGTAGCGTTACGATGATTTGTTTCGATTGATTGATAATTTATTCTTTTTGCAAGTTCTGCGAAAAGAGATTCTTTGATCATTGCTTTTATACTCCTTCTGGAATACATGCTTGCCAGTTGAATAAACTTAGCATTTTGTGCATAATTTCTTCTGGCAATGCTTGCACCAATTCATATTGTTTTCCACAAATAATTGGTTGATAAAAAGAGAGAATGGATGTATCCACCTGGGTTTTGGTTATCTTGAAGACTACTGACGGAAGTTCGCAAACTGTGATATAGATCACTTCACCGTTTTCGAGATTTTCGATATAACGCGTCAACGAGTTTCTGATTGCCTCGATATAGGAACTGGCAGCAGCATCGAGCACTCTGAAGCTGTTTATGTGAATCGCCTGGAGATTCTTGATATAGGCACAAAGGGCATTGTAAATAACCAGAATGGATTTATTCTCATTCAGAAGACCGCTAATGAGATTTTCAAGTTGGTTGTCTATAACGTATTCGACGGTAATTGCATGGTTGATAAGTTCGATTATGTTTTGCATTTTTTTCCTTTCTATACTGGCAAAAATGAAGCGTGAATGCTCTCAATGGTTTCAAAATAGTCGGCGCTGTCTATCTGTTGCCAGGTCATCAGATCAAGACAAAGATTGCAATAGGTGCGATGTTTATCGGCGACATAGATGCCGCATTTTTGACATTCGTGATTGGGATTGTAGTAATGGGTTTTGCGTTTTGACCATCGAATAATGAATTTTCTGGGTGTTACGCTTGGGTTTGGTGGAAACCTGAGCGGGTCGCGGTGTGGCATGTGTCGCTCCTTTCGAGAAATGCTGGGCGGGGGCAAGAGGTTTCCCCCGCCCATGTTACGGGGAGAAGAAATGAAGATGATTGCGCTGGGGCCCCCGGAAGGGACGAGGACCCCGTGTACTGTGCCTCCGCATGGGAGGTCAGCTATTGGCAGTACTGCGCCGTGGAAGCTCACTCTGTCTGATCAGTAACAGCGCTTCTCTGGCTCTGCCTATGTAAAGGGTCAGCTTCTACACTGCCCTGAACACACTTTCCGACGCCGGAAGGCAATTTAGCCCTTGCTTCGTTCCTTTTCGGATTTGGCATTTGGGATTGGTTTGTCTTTCTCGTATTGCTCTTTGCGTTTTTTGATCACTGCGCGTTTACCCTCAAGATCAGCCTGGTCTTTGCTTTCCCAGGCTTCAGAGCGCACGCCGTCAAGTACAAAATACCACTTGACCCCATCTCGAAATACAATATATTCAGACATTGTTTTCTCCTACACTGTGTAAGGTTATTGCAACAATTCTTATTGTAACACACAATTACCATAAGTTGCAAGTAATTAACGCTATTTTGCCTTACGGCTTTCATAGGGGGTGTGGGGGATATGAATATAGCGTATATGCTATAAGGCGGATAAGGCGATAAGGGGTGTGGGGTCAAACTTCGCCGGCAAAGGTGCCTTGGCGATAATCAAGAGCTCAAGAACTCAAGAAGTGGGAACGACAAAAGCCCTGGATTTCTCCAGGGCTCGTGTGATTATTCTTTTAACTTGCAGACAATTGCGGGATGCCAGCGCAGGGATTGGACGGCATGGAATATTCGTTGCTTGAACTCGGACGGAGCATCCGCTGGGACGAATAATTCAGCATTGTTCGCTTTTATGCGGGCAATATTCCAATTAATTTCACGCTCTTTTGTGTACTGTGAAGATGCGGTTAGAATTACTATCTTGTCAGGGTGGACTGCTATGACCCGATCCCGTGGGCGGGCAAGGTCTCCGGCTTTATAGGCGGCATTATAGAACTCGTGCATGGCCTGGCCGTATGACTTGCCAGAATTGACGGCCCGCCGGAAGGCAAGATCGCCTTCGGGCGAAATGGCCATCTTGCAGGCATGATAGGCCTGCTTGTAGGCCTCGCTTACGCCTTTGCCGTCAATGATATGTTCTAAAACGACCTCGTTGAAAAGACGGGAGGTCTCTGTTCTGGAATCGTCATAGAGAACCGGTGCATGGTAGTCGGACAGCATACGGGAATAGTAAATCTCATTGGCCTTATGCCATCCGGGAGGGTCTTGTAATCCTTCTGCGTTGTCGATGACTTCATCAGCGAATAGTTGACCGAATTCCTGCAAGGTCTGGACTGAGATACCGTCCGATTGCAGTTTGACATCGTAAGAGACGAAGTCGATATAGGTGCCGTCGATCAACAGAAGAAGGAGGTCCTGTGGTGCTGTGCCCTCGTGGGAGAGATTGGATAACCTGATGGTAATTTTGTCCAGTTCGTCTCTGTGAAGGGTAGACAGTTTACGCTGGAGAGTGGCTTCGTCGAGGTACTTTGGCTTACTGAAAAAACCGAGTTTCTTCCAGTCCCGCCGTTGGATGAAGTTCTCTTTGCGGTAGTCAATCGCTTGCTGGCGGATGCTGGCAATCATCTTTCCGATGTCGGAATGCTTGAGATCGGAGTAACTGTCTGGCTTGAGTTCTTTTTCTTCTGCATCCGTGATTGTGGAAGAAGAAATGCCCCGGTCGTCAAACATCTCGACTTCATCTTCGAGATAAAAGCGGTCATAATCCTCACTGCCGGGCACGGAGATGGTAATAAATTCTTCCTCCGGCTTTTCCTCGATGCTGGTATAGCCGTCGAAGTTGAAATTCTGAGGATCGCCGGGCTGGGTCTGAGCAAGGTACAGGCTGTTCTTGGCATCGAGCGCCGAGTTGCGAAGGTCGTAGTTGAAATCAGGATGGGTAAGATAATACTCAGCAATTTCTTCAAGTCGAGATTTGTTCTCGATGTAGATTGAAACCCACTGTTTGTAGGTATCGGAATCGTTCAGCCACGACCAAACTTCCTGCAAGTATGCCCCGTCACGAAGGACTTGCAGAACGTCCTGCGCCTCCTGGTCAATCCATTTGCATAAAGGTTCTTCGTAGCGTTTGAGTAATTGATTGAAGGTCAAATACCCGCAAGCCATAACGTTCTTAATAACTTTGAGAGAATATTCAAATTTTGTTGTGAATAATTGATTGAGTATCTCATGATCCTCATAGTCGGTCGCCATCTCGTCAGATTGGACGTCCCAAAGTTTTGCCATTTTTTTGCTCCTTTTAGGTATGAAAAAGCCCCCCGGAATTGGAGGGCTTTGATCTATTCTGGTGGATTTCCGATGTCGGAATTACTATGATTGTCTTTTGAGAAATATCGCCAGCCGGTCCAGTGCTCCTGGATTACGAAGATTGAACACTGCTACATCGTATGCCGAGGCAATGCGTATGGCTTGTCCCGTGCCGCCGGTAACACGAGTGGTCTCTCGTTTGTTTTCAGCGCCATCCGGAGTCCAGCATAGTAGAAAAGAAGAGCGCTCATCGATGATAAGGTCTGGCCCCAACACCTGAAAGACATTTCTGGAATGCAGCATTTGAACGTACTCAGGCAACCTATCCCAGGCCGGGTGCATCTTGGAAGCAATACTTATGGCTGCTGGTGTGGCGTCGCTGGCATAGAAGATTTGCTTGTTCTTCGCGCCCTGTTCAAAAGCTGTGTCCGCCCCCTTTGCACCCCCTGAACGAAGGATATACCCTAACTGTTCCAGTCGTTGTGCTACTCGTGTCATAAGTTTTAAGGTATTGGGTGGTGTCTGTCTACTGCCTACTCCTGCGTAATACATGATTTACTCCTCTGGGAATAAAGCTGCCAATAGTATGATTGTGATGATGAAAAGAATTTGTGCTGTCATGAATTACCTCCTGTATATCTTCCAGTCAATAGCAGACAATAATGCTGCCGCCGCAATCAGCAAAAACATAAGAATTCCATAATCTCCAAGCATAACTACTCCTTTACATAGTGAATAATTCATGAAAAACATGGTCGTAGACATATTAACGACAAAAACCCCTCTTTCGAGGGGCTTCGGAGTTCATAAAGAAGTGTATTGCCAGTGGTTATCTTTGAAGAACTTGATTCTGCCAGGTGAAGTGAAGTACCAGTCTACGGTGTGAACGCCGTATTTTTTGCATAAAGCGGCAAATTCACTGTCTGTGACAACAAGGCAGTTCTTCGTAGCTGGTGTTGGTTTGAATTGTGTGTCATGACGTACGAGTAAGATCATTGCTTCTCCTTTGTTGGAAATAATCATTTCAAATCCAACAGTCTTTGTATGGTATTCTCTCTGAGCGTCTTATTTTCAAAGACACGGTAAAAGAAATCAATGGCCACCGGATCATTGGCTTTGTATTTGTTGGCGAGAGAAAAAACCATTTTCAAAATGGAATAGTAAGGGAGGCGTTGGCTAAGTCCTTTTAGAATATCTTCTGATAAATCACGGCAGAAGTAGACATCATAAGACATGGCGATAAGGATGTCCTCGGAAACATTTCTGTAATTTTTCTTGGCGAACTCGTAGACATTGCAGGGTTCTTCGCTGCCGAGTTCCTCTTGTTATATATTGAATTAAAGGCGCTTAATTTGAGTGATTACTGGCGTCGGAAATGGATAATCTTTCCGATGTCGGAATCAGGGTTCTGCTATATCTGGTGAAGTGTCATCAAATACAAGGGAATAAACCTTGCCATCGACAATGATGATTTTTTTCTCGTAAAAATGCTTGATTGCTTCACCGAGATTGGCTGTAGACTGTATTGAAAAATCGTTGACTGCATAAGTTAGTATTATGTAATCAGCCAATACAAGTGTGTCTCTGATACTGAGATTGAAAGTTACCCATAACAGTTTCGTAAGATGCGATATGAAGCCTTGTTCTGAGTTTTGATTATTCATCGAGGTCATTATTTTCTCCTTTCCGATGTCGGAAATAAGGTTCACAAAAAAGCCCCCCACACCAAAAGGCATGAGGGGCTATAGAGGTTACTGAGGAAGCATTTCTTCAATATCAGAGATGTCGCCCCCGTAACGTTCAAGCAGGTTGGTCAACGTAATGCGTAAAGCACTATCTGTCGAGGCCAGTAGCACTGCCCCCTCCACGTTGTCCATGAGCTTTTTGAGGCGTTCAATCTCAGCGGCCACTTCCGGGTACATTCTATCAAGGGCAAAAGAGTAATTGCGGTCGATAGCCTTTATACGAATGTCGTCGGGGACAGATTTGTGGTTCCATAAGTAAGAGTTCTCACTTGCGGCCTTGAAAGCCTTTTCGATTTCGTCCTTGAGGTCTTTCCGATCCTGTTCAAGAGTTTCGATAGCTGTATTGAGTTTGCAATAATTGGCATACAATTCCACAATACCAATATCATTGGTGTATTTGGAAAGAGCCATTTCCTCAAGTTCTTTCTTGTTAACGACAAGTGCTTCCTGGGCGTCAATTTTCTCTTGAATGGTGTTCTTGATCCTGTTGATAAAAAAGGTCTTGGTCTGATTGGTCAGATTCGCCATAATTTCCTTTCATGAAAAGTGCCCCCCTACCCAAAAGGATAAGGGGGCTTTATAGTGGTTAGAAGGGAATGTTTTCAGTGGATTCCACATCCGCAACATCTGCCACAGATGCGCCGCCACCGGTACGATCAAGGAACTTCACTGTCCGAGCAACGATCTTGGTGTAGAATTTCCGGTTGTCAACATCACCGACCTTTTCGCCGGTGACTTCGGTTTTCTTGCGCCCTTCCACATAGACCATTGAGCCTTTGTGGAGGTATTGCGAAACATTGACCGCCAGTGTCCCCCAGCAGGTGACCGCGTGCCATTCTGTGTCTTCCTGGCGCTGACCATTGGCGTCTTTCCAGGTCTCAGTGGTGGCGACCGACAGGTCGCTGACCTCTTTGCCACCGGGGGTGTAGCGTAAGACTGGGTCACTGCCCAAATAACCGATTAACTGTACTGAATTGAGTGCTGACATTGACTTTTTGCTCCTTTCATTGAGCACAAATAGAGTGAATTTGAAGGGTTGTCTCCCTCATAGAAAACATAGCCGTAAGGCATACTGGCCATGTTGTTCCCGAAATATAACACTGGGTAAGGATTGTAATTACTAACTTCCATACTGTCAATGTTAGATAATGTTAAGAATGAGTTACTGGCTGTAAATTACTCTTGACACGGTGAAATATGCGGGTACAATAGAACCGTACCCGTCGCCCTAATTGAAGTAACGAGTGTTTTGTTCTTGGGACACGTAATAGCTTGCCAAACAGGAAAAAAAGAAAAGCAAAAATCCGAAATCGCTTTCCTCCTCAATGTCACTGTTATTTATATCTACGATACTGACCGCTATGTGCTTTGCGGTCAGTATCTATATGATAGATAATCGTGGTTTTATGGGGTAAGCGGGGGTGTGATAATTCAGCATTTCCGTTTGCAAGTGTGAATTTCCGGTTGTTCGTCGGAGTTTTTGCCTCGACCAGGGTGTACCGGGGAAGGCTTTGCGTACACCGATTTGAACGGTTTTCGGTGGAGTGGGGATGGGACGGTGGGGGGAGGGGGAATATATCCTCTCTTCTCTCCCCCATCACAATCACAATACCGAACACCCGTTCTACAATGCTCTGAGTGACCACAGGAACCCCGCAGGGCGATTTATCCAGCATAATGGTATAGGTATGATACACAGAAAAACCCCCTTCTTACAGGGGGTTTTGTGATTATATCGAGTTGAGAAGGGTTTTATGCTGGCGTTCCTGTTTTCGCTGGATAGTAAGTTCTCGTTCGGTATTTTTCCGAATTCTGAACTCAGTCATAGCTTTTTCCCCATAGGCGAGGGTGCGGTAGTCGTGGGAGAGCGTGATACCCATTCCACGGAGCTTGCAGACTGCAAAGTGTTTCTCTGCATTATCGTGTACGATTTCGTCAAGTTGAGCTTCGGTGATACGGCCCCCGTTGTAATTCCAAAGAGCCTTGACAATCTCTTGTTGTCTACTCTTATCCATGATATACTCCTGTATGTAAATATGCTTTTGTTTGTAATAAAGCCCTCCCTCACCGGAGGGCTTTATTGTTATGCGGGGATGGCCAGGCGAGCCAACTGGTCAGCGCGCTCGTTCATAGGATCTCCTGCGTGACCTGGGATCCAAATCGGGACAACCTTATGGGTTTCGCACAGCTCGTAGACCTTTTTCCACAGGTCGACGTGCTTGAGTGAGCCACCCTTGCGGGTCCACCCACGTTCTGCCCAGTGGTGCATGTTGACCATCATGCCGGTGATGACATATGACGAGTCGGACTTGACCACGACCGTGCACGGGGTAGTAAGGGCACTGAGCGCTTCCGCTACAGCTGTCAGCTCCATCCGGTTGTTGGTCGTTACTCCTTCTGAACCCCCTGATAATTCCTTTTTGGCCTTACCGTACTGCAGAACCGCCCCCCAGCCACCGGGACCGGGATTGCCCGAACAGGCACCGTCGGTATGGATTACTACGTTTTTAGACATTGGAAACTCCTTTACTTGGATAGGATATGAAAACACACCAGCCCTCCGCCGGAAGGCAGAATAGCTGGTGTGGGTTGTGATTTGGGAGAGAAGTTAGCTGGGGTTCATCAGGTCTGCGCCAAAGAAAGCTCTCTCATATCTGAACAGTGAGTATTTGTAAACACGGAAAGAAAAGGATCGGATTGTGTCTGTCCACGGACTGCTCATAATTCTTGAGTAGCTCTCTCTCACTTCAAACAGCGCTATCTTTCTGTCTGTGTGAGTCAGTATTCCGAAGACCAGGATGATGTTCTTAGTAACGTGGAAGTAAATCTTATAATCGCCCCTGTCCTCCTTACGCTCTGAACTCTTGTATGCAATTATCTTGATAATTAGGAAAAGAAAGAAATTGAGTAGCATTTTAGCTCCTATAGATAGTGAATTCTAAAAAAACATGGCCGTAAGGCAAATTGGCCGGTGTGGGTTAGGACTTCATGCGCGAGGGTGCGGCAAGGCTCCTGGTCTCAAGAACTCAAGAGATCCCTCGCCTTACCCACCCCTCACAAAAGCCAGGCCAGCGCAAATTAACAAACAGCAACTCTCCATTTCTGAAGAGCTGCTGCTGCTGGAGATTACGATTCCTGTCTCGCCTCTGTACAGTGGTTCTCGAATATGCATCCCACGCAATTACACTCATCCTCCTCGCGGCACGCCCGAACGTCATCTTCGGTAGCCAGCCTCTCGCCGTCCTCGCACAAGACTACCCTGCCACTGGTATTGAATTTGAAAGTACTGCACATAGTATCCTCCTACAAATAGTGAATTCTAAAAAACATGTTGCCCACCCCTCACAAAGCTGATGGCACATTAACGAGAAATAGCCCCCCCTTTCGGAGGGGCTATCGCTGTTTACTACTGTGTTACTGCCTTCAACGCGGTCTGGTACAAGGGAGAGCTCTCGTCCCCGGTGACTGTTGCTGTATTCGTCTGCGGGTAGTATATAATCTCAAAGTCGTCGACCAATGTGTCAAAGAACGGCGCCTTCAGGGCTTTGATAGATACAAAGACCTTGTTCGGATCATCGCAGTTGAATGTGTTGGCTATGTTCATGCTCTTATTCAGTACGCTATATATGCTTTCCAGTGTTATCATTTTATCTCCTACAAATAGTGAATTCTAAAAAACACATGGTCGGAGACATATTTACAGGTTGTTCTCACGTACACAGACCTGGTTAGGAACATGCTGTATACAGGAATTACTCACAGGGAATAATCGCGCTGTAGGGGCGGGTGTGGTGTCCCAAGAACTCAAGAGCGTAGAGGGCTGTAATCACCCCCCTGGAGGGGAGGGGAGGGGCTATCACAACAGCACCCCCGGATGTAGAGTACCGGGGGTGGGGGTGGGGGGTTCACTTTTGGATATGAATATAAGGTATATATATCCATTTCCCTAACCGAAGAAAAAACATTCCGGATTTCCGACACCGGAATCAACAGCATATACGCTATACGCCGAGCAAGTATTCTACAAACGCCTTTGTTGCCGGATGCAAGATCATTTTTTCTTCGTTATTCATGTACCAGGCAACGGCATCGGAGTTCCCGTAAGCCCTACCTGCCCCGCGCCAATCGGCGACCATTTCCAGAATTCGTTTTCTCGGCATGGCTTGTGCCTCTACTTGTTTCAACCAACCTCCGCTGAGGAACAGGGCTCTGCCGCTATCGTTTATCAACAACCAATGCTGCCAGTGGTGCTTATTACGTTTCTGGTGTTTCAGCCAGGCAAGGTTGAAAGCAGACTGGATTTCAGGAGGATTTTTCCCGAATTTTGTAAAATCATACCGGGCATAAGGCAGGAACTCGTCCGGGAGGAATTTGCTGGAGTCGTGGAACAGACCGATAAGTGGAATTCCGAGCTTACACGCCTCCAGGAACACAAAATACTTGTGTCGCAGAAGGTTCTTGGTATACAGGAAAAACTTTTTCATTGTTACTCCTTATAGTTTTGCCAGCGCTATCTCCTCTGGCATTTCATCAGTGATTGGATCGATCCAGCCGGCAGGCGGCTCGTCGGTCTCGGCATGATCGTTTATGTGGTGCTCAACATCCTTGTCAAGGCGCTCGTTTGGCGAGAAGGTTCGGAAGAACCCGTCTATTGCATGGCGATTGTCCTCCTGGTTAGGTTCTGCGGATGGCTCAATGTGGGTAGCGAAGTTTAGATCCCCGATGTTGAAGCTCGGGACCCATTCGCGAGTCCATTGTGTCGACCGTGCTGCGATGTTGTTTGGCACAGCCACGGGATTCACATTCGGATCGCGGCCCACGACATGATCTGAGGCATCTGCATTGAACTCTCCCAGATACATTCTTCCGTATTCCCGCTGAGATATGCCTACGGAACGTATCCGCCAGGAAAGATTATTGCTGCTTTCCGGCAAACTACCAGGCGGCAGAGTTGTAACAAGCGTCGTGGGCAGTACCCGGTTTAATGGATTGCTCGGACCACTCTCATATCTTTGCGTTTGCATTTGTTCAATGGCGGTGACAAGTGCTGCGGCTTCTTCAATCGATGGAATGTACTGCGCTTCGTTGGTGATAAAAGTATCAGTGGTCACACGTTCATGCAAAGGGGTTATTGTTCTCGATTCATTGCGATCTGTTCCAGGGATAAACCTATGCTCGCGATTCCCGTCATTGATCGTAGCGATTTCACCATCTTCAATGCCGGAGCGTAACAGTGTGGTAATCAGGTTGCCTATCGCATCTTGCCGATAACCGAAATCGCGAGCGTAATCCGTAAGCTCTACCATAACTCCTTCTTTCCGACGTCGGAAATAAATATGAAATTTGATGCTTTAAAGCTGTTCTTGATATGTAACCTATCAATTTTTATGGACTTTAGTCAGGCTCAGTGTGTCCATCTGGATAAGGCGATTGCAGAAACCTGAACGCGTATCCTAACAGCCATGATCGTGGCACGGTGACGCCGGTAAACTATGCGTATGGCAAGCTGCTAAGAAATTGGCGCTGCAGGACAGCGTATGATTATGGCCTCCCTCGGAAATGATCGGAGCGTTTCCGTCTGGGTAGCAGGCACTAAAAAAAGACGGTTTTGTTTTTTCGTCAAGGAGCGCTTTTATTTTTTCAAGAACTTCTTCGTAGCTCTTCTCTCTATAGATCGCCGGTATTGGCGCTCCGCAGTGGATGCAGTTTTGGTTTTCCGGTGTAGCTGAATTGCAATAAGGGCATGTGATCATAATTACCTCCACCTAAAAGTATAGCAGAAATCGTTAGATTTTGCAACCAGTTTGTAGTGTAAGATTGACAAATAAGAACTTATGTGCTAAGATAAATTCTGTTGAATCCATGGAAACAATAAGGAGTTTCAGATGACTTTCTGGGAAATATTTTTAGAAGCAGTCGCTCCAGCAGCGGCAGCCGCGACAGTAGCGCTGGCCGTTCAGGCCATCGTTGCGATAGCCAAATACGTTGTCCCGTTGATCAAGCAAAAAATGGGCGAAAGCCAATTTGCGCTGGCCAAGGACACTGTAAAGATGATTGTCCGGGCTATCGAGCAATCCCCCGCTTATTCGGAATGGGATGGCGCAGCCAAAAAGCAGCGGGCAATAGTTTCCATTTCTAACTGGTTTGAGAGCAAAGGTCTACCAATAACTGCGGAATTACTTGACGGATTGATTGAATCCGCGGTTCAGGAAATGAACTCTGACCTTGGTGAATTGGTAACTGTTATGCTGCCGGAAATCGATCCGGCAGAGTAACCTTTTCCTACGCAGGAAACTATCCCCCTCTTCGGAGGGGGATTTGGTTTACTAATGAGCAAGTTATGAGCACCCTCGAGGAATATACAGTCAGGGCATATCGTATCAAGCGATGCTGAAATTGCGGAGGCATAATGGGTGACCGGTTTGCTTCTGAGAACCTTATCGAAACAGATGGACAAGTAGAATGGCTCTATCGAAAACGGGCCATCCTGGAACGCCTGAATGCGTTTTTTGGTGGGAAAGAAACGGTCGGGCAGCAATTTGGAGAGACCCATGCCCCCAGCGCCTAAACCCAAGGGAAAACGCAAAGTAAATCCGAAGATCTACCAGGCTGTTCAGGACCGGGATGGGACCTGTTTATGGGGATTGGCTTATCAGGGAAAAAGGGGCGGTCCCTGCGGAGGACGATTGCATGTGCACCACATCATCTACAGGGGCCGCGGGGGAGACGATGAAGTCTCAAACGCTATTGTCTTGTGCGCCGACCATCACGCGTACGTTCACAGAGAAAATATTGATCCCCATGAACTATTTGACCTCATCGGGAAATATTCGCTTTTCTAAATTCCCCAGGGGAAATCGTCGTTCTCGTCGATAACCGAATCGTCCGAGATCGTCCGGCTGATTATATCCCAATCCACTTCCTTCGGGTCGTCGCCTCTCAGCCGATGCGAGAAATTGTAAGGGTAATGATGCTTTGCGTTGAATCCCGGTAGAAAGTCAGCGAACCGTTCGGCGTAGTCCTCGACCCACTCACCAGGTAAAAGGACAAGGTCTGAGAACGGTCTGTTCTGATAATTAGTGCCGTTGTCCTCAAACTCGGTCAGGGCGTGGAGAAGATAATCGTACTCCGGATCTACGGGGATAAATTCGGGAAACTCATCGCAAATGAAGCGGAACGCTGTTAGAGACATAAAAACCTCCTTGCGACTTATTGTAACCGCAAGGAGGCTGTTTTGTATAGGGGGGAATCTACTCAAAATCCGGACATTCAAAGACCGGTGTTGTGATCAAGAGCACCCCGGTTTAGCAAGAGAGGCTATAGCTTCCCTGATCCTCGCTTTGGCGTGAATCTCAATAACATGCTGGATGGCGTGCCGTCTGTATTGCCCATTTTATTGCTCCTCAATCATTATTTCGGCATCGAGACCGGTCATAAACCGAATTTTTGCCAAGACGATATGGTTATAAAGGTCGACATACCAGACGAACAGGTCGAGCCATTTCCGAACCAAAAACCGCTTCCAGGCCGGCAAATACAGGGCCTTTGACCAGTTGTTCGTTGCTTCCATGACCTTTTTGTCCAGTTCCGTCGAGCGAGAGAGCTGTCTGGAGAGCTGGAACTCGATAAGCAGTTTTATTATCTGCATAATTCCTCCTTCGCCTCTTCAATTTTTTCGTTTGTGAATGAGGCCAATGTTTCCCACGTTTCGTGTGTAAAGCCAAATCCCCAATATTTTCTGTATACCTGAACAAGATAAACGCGCTCAAGCCACACGGTCACATTATCGATCCAGATCGGGAGGAAGCAGAATCGCCTCACAATCCTCTTGTCTCCTGGGTTTGGTCTAATCCGTCGCATATTTTGCTCCAAGCTTCTCCACAATAAATTTCTGATCGTGAATTTTGATGTGAAGCTGTGTTGTACGGCGGCAAGGACCGTTTTTCCATCGTTTATAAGCTTTTTCCTGGACATCATAGGCCCTGGCGCTTCGCTTTTCGAGCCTGGTGACCCTCGCCATGGCCTTTCCGACATCGGAAGGCATGAAATTGGTGTTCAGCCACTTGTTTCCATCATAGTATTGCTTGATATAAGCCCATTTCAGCCATCTTTTATCTCCGCGAATGACCACGGGTTGCCATAAGAACCGGTGTTTGGTCCTTATCTGCCCTCTTATTGTCTGTTTCATATCAGCTCCTTCTGAAATTATTGAAATCGTCCACGTTGAGCCACCAAACAGCGATGACCACAACCAAAACCATTGTCCAAAAAGGCAGCATTGGATTCATTAGCTGCCGTCTCTTTCGTAAATCATCTGTCGCAGGTAAACAATAAGGTCGAGGGCCTCCTGATAAGCGTCAATCAGGGGATCACGGCCATTGAAGGGCTGTAAGCGGGTGCCGTATTTCTGCTCCCCGAACTTGTCCCTATTCACCATGTCCGCCATGACCAATCCCCACACTGCGGGCATGCCATTGTCCTTTACCGGTGGCTGTGGATCTATGATTCTCGATACCATGTATGCTCCTTTGATACAATCGGCTGCCATGTTGTAATAATTGTTTGACAGAACCTATGTTCTATGGTAACATATCTCTTACAGTTTGTAAAGCATTTTATACTTTTCTCTTCCGACATCGGAACAAATTGGCCAAATAGGAGCAAATTCATCATGTCTGATAAAAAAATCTCGCGGTTTAATGTTGTTTGCCAGAAAGAGTATCATTCTCTGCAATTCAGCTTGGCAATCGACAAGAAAAAGCAGAAAATCGTCTATTTCAGGATCGGCCTTCCGACCACTCTCCCTGCATTTGCGGCAATGGTCCAGGCGCAGGCCAATGGGTCGTCCGTTGCTCTGATGCTGTTGTTCTTTTTCGTTGCTGTCGGGTTTGAGGATATTGCTTTTGCAAACGAGCCCGAAATGCACTACGGTCTTCTCGGCGGCCTATGGGGGCTGACTCTTTATGCCCCACAACCCTATCCCATCATTCGACTCTGTCGAAATCGCAGGAAAAGTTGAGACCCAACCGACTACCTCGATGGCTGTTCGATCTCATCCTGGCCTGCGCTACTTTGTTATTGGTCCTGGCCCTTCAACTCCGGAGCTGAATGAGTACACTTACCGACGCTGACATGATGATCCTCCCGCAAATACTTCGGGAGAATAGAGGCTTCCACCTGGGCACGGAGTGGTATCTGCGTGGGTGGCAGCCGCTACCCTATCAATATCTCTGGCACCATCTTCCTCAACTCGACTGTACATTCCTGGCCGGCATCGCCGCAGGCAAGACGGTCACGGAAGCCGCCTCGCTGGTCATGGACAGCGTATCTATCCCCTATTTTCGCTCTCTGAACACCTCTGTATCCGCCCGGCAAGCGGAGCTTCCTTTTGAAATGATTATGTCCTGGATTGAGGACAACGACCGTCTCGAACATTTGGTCGAGAATATCTCGCTCCGTCCATATCCTATTATCGACTGGAAAAACGGCTCGATGATCATGTTCCGTACCATGGGCAAGGACGCCAGACTGATCCGTGGCGAGGAGTTTGACCGGGTGAATGTTGACGAAGGCGGTCTGCTGGTCAATGACGAGGCATTGAAAGTCCTGCGCGGCCGGTTGCGCGGCGTCCGCCCCACCGGTGCATCCCGCATGGCCAGAATGGATATTACTACCTCCCCGACTCTGGTTTTGTGGCTAAAAGAGCGATTCGGCAAAGGTGACCCAACCAGCAAGCATTCGGATTTGAAGCATTTTTATTCCATCCGGGCCAGAACCTACGACAATATCCACCTGCTGCCCGAGCAGGTCGAGGCTATGGAGCGTAATTATCCTTCTGAGATGATCGATGTTGAGCTGAATGCTGAGTTTCCGGATTATGGCTATGGCATGTTTCCGGAGAGTCACCTGGCGGCCTGTACCGATATTGGTCTGAACGATGAAATCAACGACGCGGTCCGCACGGCTGATGGCAAGGCAAGGCCAGGGTACCGCCTTGACGAGGATCCCAGGCACGGCATTCTCCGTTTCGAGATGCCTTTTAATCCTAGTCATCTTTACATTGCTGCCACCGATCCCGGTGTGGATAATCCGCCCAAACGGAATACTGCCTGCGTGATCGTAGCTGATATTTCCGAAGGGGATATGAAACTGGTTTATTTTGATTGGGTTATTGGCAATGGTTCGTACGCTCCCTTTATCCGTTCGTTCAAATACGCCATTGATAAATATATCCCGATCCTGCGGGGGATTGACGCCACCGGCACACAGAAAGCCATTGACGAGCTGGCCTTCGAGAATTATGGCATTCAGACCGACAAGCTTCTTATGCAGCGTGACAAAGACGCCATGCTCAACGCTCTATCCATCGATATTACTTCCCACAAATGGCGCTTTCCCCAGATCGCCGGAATGTATCGCCAGCTTTCCACCTACTCACGCGAGATCGAAAACAAACAGCTTCCCCAGGATATTGTGATGACTCTGGCCCAAGTATCTTTTCTCAACCGCTTCGCTCCTGAGGCAGAGGAAAGCGATCCCGAGATAAACAAAAACAACTATTTCAACAGGAGAGCGAGAACTTCCGGGAGGCGCAGATGAACGCTCAGATCGTGTTTGATTTCAATGACCCTGTCAATCGCGTTATGCTAAAAGTAGAAGAAGCGCTTGGCCTCAATGTAACCTGTACGGAGATCCTTCACGAGGTTGCCGAGACAACCATTTCCTTTCCGATGTCGGAATGTATGAGCTTTACACCAATCTGTTATTTACTATTGACAATTTGAGGAACTTATGGTAAACTCAATAGAGAGTAAGAAAAACGACCAGCGGGCCCTGACAAGCGCCCTGGAAATCGAGACAGTAAGCAGGCCAGAGGCAGAACTTCTGGCGCTTGTCAGGGAAGTGGGTTACGGAGAGCTTCTGTTCGCGACGGTTCTCGATGAGGAAGAGATCTATGATCGACGTCCTCTCTCCGTCAGTCAGAGCAAGCTCATCGCACTTGTCCGAGAAAACCCGTTTATTGATTGCATCAAGGTTCATGCAGGAGAACCGGTCCAGGTGATCGTCTCCGGTGAGAGCCATGGGATAAAGTACAAAAAGAAGATTCAACTATAAGTTTGTCCGACCGCATGAGCGGAGGCCGAAATGGTCTCCGCTCTTTTTGTCTGGAAAAAACCTATGACAAACATTAGCAGCTCCGTATTTGAAAACATCGTCGACGAATCCCTCAAGGTTTTGCATGAGGACTTTGCTCATTTTCGAAAAAAATGTATTGATCGTGAAGACGTGATCCTTCGAATCCGAGAAGAAATCCGCAGCAAAGATGTTGATTTTATGAAGATCGTCGCACTTGCTTTGACAGCGGAAGTTATCGAGGAGGATCTGAATGTCTAAATCCCCTCTCGAGTCCCTTTCCGTCTGGGCAGACCTTTACAAGGACCCGTCCGCTAAAACAAAGAGCGATTGGGATGATGTACAAACGCACTTCGCCATGTTGGAGTCTTATTATCGCGGCGATGTGTTCAATACAAAAGTTATTGATCCGGATGCCGCTGGTGACACGCCCCTCCTGTATCCTGTTGGAGCGAACCTGGCGAAAACGCTTTGTCTGTCGATGGCTGATTCTCTGTTTGGCGAGTGGAATGAGTCGGTGGTCACTTTTGACCCGGCTCGAACTGCTGAGATCACCGATGCTGTAACGGCAGCCTCCCGGCAGCTTGATATGATTCTGCGCGCCTCGCGCGGCAACTCCCGCTTATGGGAGCTTGAGCTGGACCGTCAAAAATTTGGCGGCGGCATCTTCAAAATCAACTTTGATAAGGCGCCTCACTATATCAACTGGAGCCGGATTCAGGCAACTGAGTTCTTCCCGGTCGTGGATCCTACCAATGAGGACCGTTTTCTGGCCGTCAAGATTATGTCCAGGATTTCCAGGGAGCAGGCTTACGAGAAATTCGGGGCCAGCACCAACAAATCTGAGGTTGAAATCAAGGAAATCTGGACCAACAAAAACTATGAATATTGGGTTGACGAAAAGAAGATCGGTGAGTTTTGTGGTGAAAATCCTTACGGCATTGTTCCGTTTGTCTACATTCCCCGTTTTCGTTCCTCAAACTGGTGGGGCGAGAGCCTGATCGATGATGTCCGACTGACACAGGACGAACTCAATATGCGCCTTGGTGATCTGGGTGAGGCGATCAACTATAACTCTCATCCGACTCGCTGGGGTGTCAATCTGCCCCGCAAGTTTAATGCCAAGAACTATCCGCTCGGCTCAAATGTTCTTTGGGATCTTGGCCGGGCTTTCTCCGGTGCGCCGCAGCCGCAGGTTGGCATTCTTGAATCAGCCAGTCCTGTTCCGCAAGGTGTTTTTGATTATATCAAGTGGATTTATGACTGGACCCGTACCTCCGTCTTCGCCCCTCCAATTGCTTTCGGTGAGGATGACGGTGGTGGTCAGCGTTCTGGTGTGACCCTTGAAATCCGAATGTGGCCTTTGCTCAAGGCGATTCGCCGGTCACGGGCTTATTTGTCTACCGGCCTGACCAACGCCGTGGAGGTTTCCGCCAGATTACTTGAGCAAAAAAATGTATTGGAAAATAGTGCGCAGATTATTGCCGCTATGCGCGATGGCTCAATTGTGCCAGGATTTTCCTCGATCATGCCGCGAGATAAAGCTGCGCTGGTCGATGAAGTTGTCAAGCGGCTTTCGACAAATCCGCCCACTATTTCTTTGCAGGAAGCCCTAAAGGTTCTTGGCAGCCCTTCGTCCGAAGAAGAAGATATTGACACCATGGTGAAAAAGTACGCGAAGAGCGTATCCGCACAATCAAACAATGACAGCGGAGACAACAAGCCTAATCAGGAACAAGAAATTGACTAAGGTACTCTGGGCCACAGACGCACACGTTCCTTACCATTCAGAGCCGGCGCTTGAGCTTGCTATGAAAATCGGTCATGATTTCAATCCCGACCTCCGGTTTGCCGGATCTGACGGTCTCGATTTTTACAGACTTAGCACTTTTGACAAAAATCCTATGCGAGGTAAAGCCCTCCTTCTCAAAGACGAGATCGAAGTCTGGCGTGTGATGGAAGCTGAATGGAACGATGCCTGCCCGAACGCCAAAGCTCGTTATCTGCTTGGCAACCACGAAGTTCGTTTCCGCAGGTATATCTGGCAGAAGGCACCGGAACTTTACGGCCTGGACACTCTCAAATTTGAGAATGTACTGGGCCTCGATGCCCTCGGGATTGAATACGATGATTTCGAACTGGAGACCAATAACTCTGAATTCGTCGTGGATAGTCTGGTCGTCCGGCACGGAACAATGGCCCGCAAACACTCCGGCTGGAGTGTCAGGGGTGAAATGGAAAAAGACTTTTTCGCCAGCCATATGCTTACCGGTCACTGCCACAGGGGCGGGCTGGTTTACTTTACAACCCGGAATGGACTAAAGAAAGGCGCCGAAGGGTTTTGTCTTTGCAACCTGAATCCACCTTACATTACCACGGGCGTTCCGAATTGGCAAAATGGCATTGTCTTGGCAGAGACAGATGAAGAAAATGTTGAATTTGAGAGCATTCCTTTTACTCACAGGCACGGATTTTTGACCGCTGTGTGGAGAGGGAAGGAATATCTTGCTAAAGATTCCAAGGAGAATTAAATCACGGCAAATATTATGACTACTTCAGATAATCAGGCGAAAGCAGGCGCCCGGAAAATGTTGTTCAGGTTCGATTTCATCAAGAATATTCTGAACTACGTTAAGGCGGCAATTGATCAGATCTATATTGACATTGACGCTTCCATTTTTCCTGTGCTTCTAACCGAGGACACTGTTTATCTCGCCTTGACGAATGGCGCTCGCGCTGCTCTCCCAACCATTAACGTCCATGCCGCCGACATCGCTCAGGTGCTTTGCACCCCGGCGGTTGCCCCTGACGGTGCTAAAAATTTCAAATTCTTCTACCATATCTAAGCCGAAAGGCGTAAGGAGTAACATCTAATGGATCCAACAACCGTTCTCGCCCCTGAACAGCAGACCGTTCCGACATCGGAAACAGCCCCTGTTCAGCAGGTACCGACATCCCCCGCCAATCCGCCGGCGGAGGACTGGAAGAAACGTTTTGACGGCGCTATTCTGAAGATCCAGGAACTGACCAACGAAAGCAAAGCCAAAGATGGCCAGCTTGCCGAGAAGTCCTCCGCAGTGGAGCAGCTTACCGGGCAACTGTCCAGCAAGGAAGCGGAAATGATGGCTTTGACAGGTCAGAAGGAAACCGAGTTTACAGAACTTCAAAACCAGTTCAATACGGCCAACACGGAGCTCGCCAAACTACAAGCGCTCAAGCTCAAACTTGAGGTAGCTCAGGAACTCGGTCAGCCGGGATTGATCAGCATCCTCGATACCATTCCAGATTCCACCGATAAAGCCCAGCTTAAGTCGGTCATGGAGTCCGTTGTTAACTTTGCGAACGGTCAGGTCAAGGCCAGAGAACAGGTTTTGACCGCTGGCGTTACGCCATCAAACGGAACAGTGACCTTGACGATGCCGGCAACACAAGCGGAATGGGATGCCAAGATCAGCTCACTGCCCGACGGATCCGCAGAGCGGCAAGCAGCGTGGGACGCCTTTTATGTCTGGGCCAAATCGCACACCGCATAAGGAGTAAGAAATGACTACACCAACATTTGACACCGGGCAAATCACAACCAGTGTGCTGCCCTCCTCACTACGGACCTTTTATTCCAAGTTGCTCTTGGAAGTGATCCGAACTAAATCCATTCTTGTCCCGTTCTGCCGGGTGAAAATGGATCCGGCTGCACAGCAGTCAAAGACCATCACCTTTACCGAGGCGATGGACGCAGAGCCAAATTGGAATGTCGTAGCTGAAGGGACGACCTTCATGCGCGGCGCCCATCTCGATCAGCGGACCGTGAATATCGACGTTGATATTTACGGCGATGTGATCAAGTACGGCGATTTTTACGCAAAGACCCAGGGGATCGTTGACGATTTCCGCAGCCTGGTCAAGGGCAAGCTCGGCCAGTTGGTTATCGACGAACTCGACATCCTTGCCCGTAACGCCCATTTGGCACATCCATCGCCCTACTACGAGGGCTCGCAGATCTCTCGTGCAACCATTACCGCCAGCGATATTCTAACCCCTGGTATGGTTCGCAATATTCGCGTGGACCTCGAGGAAAACGATCTGATCGATTGGGCCGGCGGCGACCGCCCAATGACCGACATCGTTTGTATCACAACCCCTCGGTGCATCGAGGACTTGCGCTCCGGCACAAGCTCTCCGTGGATGGAGATCCAGGCGTATAACAATGCCTCCAAGATCTTCAACGGTGAAATGGGCAAATGGGAAGGTGTTCGCTTCGTGAAATCGAACCGGATGCTTCTGCGGAACTACGGTACCGCAATCGCCCAGACACAGCTCGCAGTTGCCGCAGACGAAGGCGATGGCGCGCAGGCCAGCGACACCGTATACACCTACGGTCAGTCTGGCGCTACCAACTATCTCACCGTTGACAGCAATGTTGACTTTGAAGTTGGCATGTACGTCACCATTCACACCAACGCTCTCGGGACAACCCCGCTGGAAGGCGACGGAGCGCAGGAAATTCGCAGGGTGGTTGGCAAGTCAAGCACCGACAAGATCGTGTTGGACTTCCCGCTGAACAAACCCCATGCTGTCGGCGACTATGTCACCAACGGTCTTGACCTGCACGCATCGGTCTTCCTGGTCGGCCCGTCAGTGGTCTGGGGCCTTGCAGAGGAACCCAATGTGTTCCCCGCTCCCAAGATTGACGACCTGCAGATGATCAACCGCTTCGGTTGGCGGATGTTCGGTAAGTTCCAGCAATTCACGCCGGAACGCGAACGTCTGGTTATCTCCGCCGGCTCGTCCGGTCTGTGAGTCAGGAGTAAGTTATGCCCACCTGGGGTGATCTTTTAGCTGATCTTCGAGAGGATTTGCAGGATACGTCGCCTACCAATCCTGCTTACACCAGCAAAATGCTCTGGCTCTACGCTCGCGACGCGGTAAAGGACTATTCGCAGTTCTTTCCGCTCCGGGTCGATGCCCTTGAAATCGCCGGTGTCGATGAACGCTATGCGCTTCCTGCGGATTTTATCGATGAGATCTTCGTTGAATGTCCCCGTGGAACCTTTCTGGAACCCCGCGTTATCACCCCAGGTATAAAAAAAGTAGCGGGCACTACGGTTTATCGGTATGAAATTATCGGTGGCGGCATCTATCTGGACGCTGCCACCGATGAAAGCATTTGGCTGACCTATTCGGCCTATCACACCTTTCCGACATCGGAAACAGCTTCGACAACGGTAATTTCGGTTCCGCTGGGGGATATTGAGCTGATTCACCTCTACGTCCGAGCGCGTATCACAACCCAGGTCCGGGCAAGAACCGCCAACCTTGATCGTTATAAAGAGGATGGCAGAAGAGACGATAACCCGATGGCGAAAGAATATAACAACCTGATGGGTGAATATCATCGGAAAATTATGGACCGTGAGCGACCGACGGCGATTCATTTGCGGAGCGTTAGAGGCTAATTATGGCGCTTGAGATAGAGAACAGCATCCACGAAAGCATTATGGCCCATGTCCAAAGCGCGCTTGTTGCTGAACTCCAAACTGAATTGGCCGAATCTCATCCTCTCCGGCCCGGTGTTATCAAGCTCGGTGCTTTGCAAGGAAGCCCAATGGATCCGGATGCGGCCCGTATCTCAATTTTGATTTACGAAAACGATCCGGACGAAAAGGACACATTGATTTGGTGTGATGAACCTGCCGCAGAAGATTATGGCGGTCTTGAGATTGGTGGCGGAATCACATGGAAACGCCGGTTCACAATAAAGGCCGATTGTTACTTCGAGAGATCACGGGAGAGTCTCGAGGAATCGCGGAAGGTTGCCGGCGCCTTGAAAAACAGGCTCGAGAGCATCCTTCTCGGTTTGTCCTTTGCGGGTGTCCAAACGGACTACGAGTATGTTTCCCGTGGCGCTTTCGGTTCAGGTTTTTATTCAAGGGTCAGGCAATCCGGCGGACCGCCGGATGCCTATCAGTTTTTTATCAAAATTCGATTTGAGGTTCTAACTACTAGAACAGGAGTTTTACCATGAGTGCATCCGAAAATTCGTTCCTGGGGATTGCAAAACAATCCGCCAAAGGGACGCCGGTTACTACGGACGCTAATTTCAAGTACATGTTGTTCCGGGAAGGCGCCGTTGCTCCTAATAACGTTGTCATTCCTTTGGACATGGAAATTGGTGGCGGGGCTATGCCTCGCGGCGTCGTAAAAGTTGGCGTTACTTCGGGCGGAGCTTTGTCCGTTATCCCCCGTCCAGATACCCTTGGTATTGCTCTTCGGGCTGCCCTGGGAGCATGTGCTGCTCCAGCAGTCGGAATGGGCGATGACATTGATGTCTATGACCACGTTTTCACGCTGGGCACAGACCAGTTCGTCCAGCCTTATTACACCTTGCGCTCCTCACCGGGCGGAATGTGGGGAGAACAATTCCAGGACTGCAAAATGAACAGCCTTGTGCTGAACATGCGTGCGGCCCGTTTCCTCGAAGCGGTTTACAGTTTCCAGGGCGGGCTTCCCACGCCGGTCAGCACGGCAACCTGGGGCGCAACAACCAGGATTGATGGCGGGCCGCAGTTCCTGACTCCCATCGGCGCCATTGAAATCCCTGACGCTACTGCATGGAAAGTGCTCTCGGCGAGTCTGATGATCACCAATGCCATGCCTCTTGACGATCAGTGGGTTATCGGCTCTTACGTTCCCGACGACATGGAGCTTGTCCAGCGGGCGATCATCCTGCAAATGCGTGTCAAAGTCTCCGACAATGGCACACTTTACAAAAAGATGGCCTACGACAAGGCCGGCGGGGCCGCCTGGGCAGCCAATATCCTCAAAGAGGGCGACATCGACATTCATGTTTCGTCTGATGTTGTGGCTGGTGCTGCCGCTGGCAGTTCACCGCATACGCTCTCTATCGCTGCCAACGGCGAATCGGGAGACGATGGCAATGTCGCTTTCTCGGTAGCCCCCATCGGTCTTCGAGCCGGCGGGCAGGTAACGATGAACGTAACGGGTATGTTCCTGGCTGATCCGACTGGCTTGGCTGAGCCAATTGCCATCACCCTCAAGAACAATGTCAGCACACAATACTAAGTTTGACCCCTTTTAGACCTAACAGCCCCGAGGGGAAACTCTCGGGGCACACTCAAAACAGGAGCAAAAACAATGAGTGCAATAAACTTTGGAAACTACGCAGTAATTACAGCAGTTGAGCATCGGTTCAAACAAAACCCGGAATGGTACTGGATGGTCAAACCGATTACATCCGGCGATGAATTGAAGATGGAGAAATTCATGTATCAAGGCCGGAGTATCGACAATATTACGGTTACCCATGAAATTATTCATCGGGAAATCGCGATGACCTTTGGCGGCACGAACATCCCCTTGACCAAGGAAGAGAACGATGAAATCGTGCTCGTCACGAACAAAGATGGCGAAATTATTCCTATTCTGCAAGAGAACGCGACCGTTCAGGAAATCGAAGCGGTTCTCCTGAAGATGCCCAACGAGATGGTAATGGAAATCTGGGAAGCAGTTGGTGAAGCAAACCCTACCTGGGGCCCGAAAAAGAAGAAGTAAGCCTCTTGATTGAGATGGAGGACATGGTCAAGGACGCCGTCATGGGCGACCTGGAAGACCCAGATCCCATTCTCGACCGGATTATTTTTTTGACTACCCAGGAGATTGTCAACCACCGCTACTTGTTTCAATCTCCTCTCGAGGAGCCTTACTTCTACCAAAAATACTTTCGCAAATGGGTCGAAGAAGGCATCCGGGAATACATAACAGCCCGCGAAAACGAGGACGAAAATGTACGAAGCCTACAAGAAACCTAACCTGGTTCATAGTTTCAAGAAAGCTCCCAAGCTGATAATGGAGTTCCACTACCCCATTTCCGGAGATGAGCTTGATCTTGAGTATTTCATGAACAACGATCCAACGCTGCTCGAAACAAAAATCCGGCAGTTGGCGCTTCTATTTGAGGAAACAAACCTCGTCACCGACGAGGGTAAGCCTGTGATGCTCAAGACGGATATTCTTCCCCTCAAATGCGGTGTTTTTGCCAATATGCCGATTGGCATGCTCGAAGAGCTCCATGAAGCTCTTATCAAATACTATCCTGAATGGAAAGTTGTTGATTGATGACAAGACGGACGTATGATCCCAACTTCAATCCGGACGAAGTAAATCGTCAGGTTCCTCTCCACGAGATATTGGCCGAGCAGATCATGAGCGTATATAAGCCGCTCTCTGGTCCTGTTCAGCAGTATCTTGTGGAAACGTTTTCGAAGAACGTACAAGAGGAAGCTGGGTTTCGGTACGGCTATCTGCCCAAGAATATTACCAGCAGCGTTGACAGCGCTCTTGTCTCGGCGCGTCAGCGCCTTTTTGATCGGCCTCTCGGGCCGGAGGTTCCCGGTCTCGTTCAATCCATGGCGAAAATGGGGCATCTCACCACGGATCGGGAAGCGCTTTACTGGAAAGATCCACAAATCGTCAGCCGGAACATTTCCGGCGCCGGATTAAGATATTCAGATTTCGAAACTTTGGTAGGTCTTTCCGCTCCAGGAAAGACCTACCGGGATTTACAGGATGTGATTTATGGCTCTTACTCAAGGGCCCTTGTAAATTATGCCGCCAATCGTAAATACTCAGATCGGTTCGACGCGTTGCAGAATGTCTCTACGGGGTTGCTCGGCAATATCGACCGTTTCAATCCGGGGGCTGCGACCGAGTCCGCGAATGTTTCTTACTGGCTGATGGGCCGCGCGTTTGCCTATGACAAGGCCAACGATGACAGTATCAAGCGGGCGTTTACGCTTGCCGACTATACGCCTACAGATCAAATCAAAGCTGCGGCGTCTGTTCTCGATACCTTCGGAGAAATGTATGGTGTTTCGGCTTTCTCTATTCTGCAAAAAAGGGGAATTGCCACTGACGGAGTTTTGAATCCGGATATTGCAAATTACATTCTTGAAAATAAAGCATCGCTGTTGGGCTATGATCAGGGCGGTCTTGGGCTGGTTGAGTCTGGCTCGCCGGCGCGCGGGGACAGTATGGGCGAAGATGAGTTTGCCTACAATCCAGGCAGTCTGGTGCCCGACGTTGCCGAAGGGCAGGTGCTTTATACCGGTGAGCCGAACGCCATGGCTCGTCTTCTGCCAACAATGATCCCGTCCGCTGGCTTGTCCCTGGGGTTGTATTCAAGGAACGGAAGTCTGTTTGATAATAATAACCAGCTTAATTCGCTGGAGCGTTTTACTTTTGGATCCGAAAAACTCCCCAGAAGTATGTGGCGTCCCCGTGATTTTTTCAACAATTATGCTGTTGGCAATTATTTTACGGGTGATGGCAGCGTTGTTGACGCTCATCGTAAGGGCCTCACCATCTCGAATCCAGTAAACGCTGGAAACAGAAATCGGCTAATCCGCTCCGGCGCCTTCAAGAATATCAATGCAAGTCCCGAGGAAATTGGCCGATTCCTGAATATGGATACAACAGGATTCTCGGGTCGCCAGCAAGAGGATTATAACCGAGTCCACAAACTGCTCAGGAATGTTTATTCGCAGTTGAATGCGACAACTTCGGGAACAGAGTATGACTCGGAAACTATTCAGGATTTGTTTTCCCAGGTTCACGAAGACGATATTCTTTTCAAGCCTTCAACTGCAAGATATTTGACTATCCCGGAAAATGCCGTATTCCGTAAAGATATTCTCAAGCAGCGGCTTGATCCACTGACGGGCCGGATTGGGTATATCGATCCTGAGACCCACGAAGTCTTATCGGAGAATGATGTGCTCAATGCTTCGTTTCAGTGGCGGCCAGAGGAAAGTCCGGATCGACCTTGGCGAACCATTGGTCAGGAAATTGGTAGTCAGAAAGCCGAAGATTTTGCCAGAGATCACATGAGTGAGAACCAGATCATTTCCGGTCTTATTGACGACCGCAAACAGGATTTGGAGACCGTTAGAAATCGAATCTTTCGGGAAAGGGGGCTTTCCAAACCCAATAACAGAACGCTTGGGTTTTTGGATTGGGATCTGGACTTGGTCAAAAAAGACCTCAACGCTTTGTACAAAAAAGCTGGGCATGACAGCGAAATGGTCAGTGATTATTACCTTGAGCGTAAGAGCTACGATAATGCGAAAGCCCAATTCGATGCCGTTACTTCTTTGATCGAGAGCGATAATTTTAGTTCCTTTTCTGGATCAAAGCAGAACAGTCTGATTGCTTCTCAGAGAAACGCAATGAGAAACCTGGCTCAGTTCCAGGAAAAACTTCTGAACTCAGAGACGGGATATTCCGGATTTGACATTCCTGGGTCTATAGGCATTGACGAATATGATACCGCCTTATCCGCAGAGACAGAGAACCGATTATTCCGCAGGATGAGCGGGCTTCCGGACTCTCCACCTTTTGAACAAACGATCCGGAAAAGGACCAATCAGGAGCTATACGAGCTTGGCATGGCCAGCCCCTCTCTGCGGGAGTTGCTTATTGATCCGTATCGCAGGGATAAGGAATTGATAAATTCCAAGGAATTCGAAATTCTCCCCCAAGATGAAAAGGTCGCTATCCAGAAACGTTTCTCCGCTCATGAGGAAAACCTTCGCGGATGGATGAAGGATAACCGAACCTACGCGGTGAACGAGCCGCAGCCAGACGTTTATGATTCTCAAAACCCAGATGCCAACCTGGTCGCCATGGCCAAACACCTTGGTTTAACCAATCAATTCCCCGGTATTTCTGTTCAGGATTACCGGTATTTTGACACCATGGCCGCTGTTGAAAGCGCAGAGTTCAAGACCGTTCCGGCCAGAAATCGTCTTGGGCTACCCAGAGTCGATCAGAAAATGCAAACGCCATACAGTCCTCATCAGCCTATATTTCCGACGTCGGAAGCCGACAGTGATTATCTCCATACTACTCGCCTTCGTCAAACGATGCCTACTTTTGACGGAGAAGGGATGTCTATTATGTCAAATGTCCGCTACTACAACGAACGCCCAGAAGCAAGCAGTCACGATGATGTGTTAGCCAAGCGTTTCAACAGACCCGGAAACCCCGCTCAGTATCTTCGCGGTGTTCCCATGGTCACCCAGGAGGATGTGCTTTCCAGTGAGGGCATTCTCAAAAACCGGATGGTTTATGGCGAAGCTGGCACGGGCAAGACTGAAGTCTTGAGCATGATGGCAAGGAAACAGATTGAAAGCGGCGCGATTGACCCTGATAAAATGCTGTTTCTGTCTGGAACCAAGATGGCTCGCGACGTAATGAACATGCGCCTGGAAGATGTTGTGGCCTCTGATCGCGAAGCTGCGATAAACTATCACCAGTTCGGTTACCGATCTCTCAAGAATATTTCGGGGTCTTACGGTGTTCCCAGGGGCTTTAGCGGCGATAATATTTTCGATCCTATTGAGTTGAACAATTTTGTTGGCGGCATTTACGAGAGAACAGGTTTGGCTCCCAGGCTGAACGCTGACGGATCAGCCAATCCTGAGTTTGTCAAAACGGTATACGACTATACCTCCGCCACAGAAGCCTACCGCTCAAAGATGATGACCCAGCAGGATTTTGGCACAAAGGCTTTTGACGAATTTATCAAAGAAAAAAATCTGAATCCGGAGATATTCCGGCATATTTTCGACCAGTCCGACGCCATGCTGCGCGGAGCTGGTAAATACAGCTTTTCAATGCTGGTCTCTGAGCCTGCGATGATTGCTGCCGGGATTCAAGACCCAGCAGAAAAGCAGCAGGCCATTACAAGAATGTTCGGCGGATACTCCGCTGTTGCCATTGATGAGATCAACCAGCTTGGTACTTCTGCTCTGTCTATGGTACTGAATACAGTAGCAGCCAACCCGAATGCCCCCGTTACAGGCGTTGGCGACCCTCTTCAAATGATCTGGTCGTTTATCAACGGGGGTCCACAAAATGCCGAGGCGCTCGCCAGCGTTGCCGGTATGGACAAGTACAACCTTTCCAAGAACTACAGGCTCGACCAGGGCGCAGTGGATGTCATCGGACGCTTATTTGGTCTTCCCAATGAAATGCGGCCCGTTGCAGTTGACCGGCAGGGGAATGCTCTTCCGCTTGCTGGAACTGAGAATGAACGCATTTCGTCCTTCATGGCCAACACCCATCTGGCAGCTAATGAAACGGACAGGAATCAAATCATTACTGACCGATTGGGCGATCTGAAAGATTCCGGCGTTTCCATGAATAACGTTATGGTTCAGGCCGCTACGAAACGTGAGCTTCGAAGCATTGGTAACGCTCTGAACGACAGCGGTTATGAAACTTTTACGAAGGCTGACATCAGAGATTATCTGCCGCAGGTTTTTGAAGGCAAACTGACGCCTCGCGAGGCAAAGGTTTTGATGGATGAGCACGATGCGTCCCGTCCGGACGAATCTATTTTGCTGACAACGGCACATGCTGGGCAAGGTTCCGAAAGCGATCATGTTATTACTGCTGCAAGCCAGGCTGACTTTTCCGGAATGAGCGAGTTTGAGTCCCGCGCCTTGACCGGATTGATGGTTTCCCGCAGCAGGCGCGGTGGATCAAATACGATTGTTGCAAATTCCGACAGGGGTGGTGTGCCGAACGCTCTGCGTGAATTTCCTGGAACCTGGGCTCCGAGCGACAGACTGCAGGAAATTCGTGGGCTTGCTCCCGAAAGACGGCGCAATTCCGACGTCGGATTGGGACCGGATTATGTGGCTGCCGCCAGGGAGTCCTATCAGAGCGGCGTGGCCTCATTGACTGATGAAGCCTTCTCTCAACGGCTGATCGAGACCGCTCCACCCGCAGGAAAGAACGCCGAAGCTCAGCTCTCCGGCGCTTCTATGGCCCTTGATTCTGCGAAAGAAGCTATGAGTTCGCTGAAACAATCTCCTCCGACCAACAAGATTGAGTTTGCTCGCAAGTTTGATGAACTGGTTTCGGAAGGCATTCTTTCCCGCTCAAAGCAGCTTATGAAAGAAGGAGCTGACCCTTCCCAGGTTTCCGCCGTAACAGGTTTCGCCACGATTTCTGGTATGTCCGCATCTGGTTTTGTCCAGGAGCAGCTTGGGGCTGTGCCGAATCATCTCGGTAAAGGTTCCAACGAAAACTGGTCCTATTACCATCCGCAAGGCTGGTCTGGTGGTGGCAGTGATGGCGGCGGCGGCAGTGATGGCAGTGGTGGCGGAGGTGGTTACTATGGTGGCGCAAGCTACGATGGCAATAGTGGAGCTCAGCAAAACGGGCGCATTCCTTCTCCTTATCGCTCCGAAGGATACATGATTGGGCGCGGGCTCATGGCAGGTGTGCAAGGCTTGCAGTACATTGAGCAGGCAGTGGCCCAACAAACCACAGATGCAAAACGATATACTGCATATCTTGACCAGTATGCTCCTTATGCCGCCATTGAGGGCGATCTCATGGCGAGCAAGTACGGTGCCGGGATTATTCAGGAACAAGCGGCCTTGAACATCCAGCGAGGCGCTTATGAGGAGTTCGGCGCATTCACATTGTCTGACTATAATAAAACAGACAGCCAATCGCGTATAGCATCGACCAACCAGCTATGGGGGAATATTCTCAAGGGTGGTGCTCAGATGTCGATGGGTATGGCAATGATACCGGGGCTTACCGAATTTGCCTGGGCTCCGGCCGCTGTAGCCGGAGCCGCCGCTGGTCTTGGCTGGATGTCAACCTTGGGGTTTGAGCATTATAACAATAACTACAGGCCAGCCGGCTCGCCCATGCTAACCTGGGGCAATTTACTTAAAACGGCTCCGGAATATATGCGGGCCGAAAAACAATACACCGACGAAGGGATTGCCTTGTACGCTGACAGCAGTGGCGTTTCGGAAGATGCCATTCGTGATGTCATGCGACTATTTAATAAGGCAGGAGCCGATACTCTTGACGATGAACAAAAGAATATCTATACCGGCGTCACTAAGTCGATTCAAGGACTCATCAAAGAGAATGAACCAGAGCTTTATGCCAGTTTCTTTAATCCGACAACATCAACGGACATTATTCAGTACATGGCAAGTCAGATAAGTGAGACAACGGGCGAAGATGAAGGCAAAGCTGCTCAAACGGCCTTCAATATTGCCATGGATTTTGGCTATACGGGTGAGAACGTCTCGGGTACCTCGATTGCTGTCAGTACTCGCTTGTCTCAACTTGCTAAAGCCAATGGGACAGATGTCACATCTGCATATACACGACTTGCTGCTCAGGCCGTAAATATTGGGTATTCGAAAGGTTCCGACGCGTACCGCGAATACATTGTAGATTCACTTTTCAATACTGATTCCGAGGCAGTGCTTACCGAATCCAACCAGCAGCTTCGCGACTCTTATTCTCAGCAAACAGCGCAATATGGTTCGCAGTTGCAAGGCTATTTCGCCACCCCCAATATGGGTGCCAACATGGTCAGATCCTTTGGCGTAGTCACACAGCCGCAGATTTCTGCCATGTCTGCTGCCGCCTCGTCTGTGCAAATGTATGGTGGATCCCAATACGAAACTCAGATTGCTGCCGGTCTTTCAACCTACAGCGCTCCTGCCAGATCCAATGTTATTTCCAGCATAGCGCAAATCTATGGCACCGCCGGCCTGGATCCGATGACACCAATCAAGATGTTTAGCGGTGCTCCTATTGAGAATAATATCTCCGACGCCGGAATCGGTCAGAATTTTACTATTCCCCAACTCAATTTGTTCTCTTCTGTTGCCAGTGGCGATATGCAGGCCCTTTCGTACGCCTCGTGGCATCAATCATTCGGCCCTGGAGATTACACAGGTTTTGGAAATCGTTTCTTTGACCAGCTTGGAGATCCGATTTACCAGAATAACGGCAGAAATTTTCAGAACTGGGCAACTGCCAACGGCATTGGCCCCAACGCTCAAACGGGATGGGCTCCTGGCGGAAACTTGCAAGGGTCAAATTGGTGGGGCGCTTTCCTTGGCGGTCCTTCCGGCAATGGCGGACGCTCCGAAGAATATTTGCAGGCTTGGGCCGATGGCGGACTGACTGGTGCTCAGTCCTATGTCCGTCAGCAGTCTGCCCAATATGCTCTGGCCTCTGCTGGAATTCAATATCAGCAAATCCAGGCCCAGAAAGAATATCTATGGGGTTCCGGTACCTGGGATAATCCGGGTGAAGGTTCCTCCTGGGCCATCGAAGATCAGATGCGCGCGCTCCAGCATGAGTCGCAGCTTTACTCCTTCTCTTCTACTGAAAAGCAAATGGCTATTCAGCAGTCCTACAACGTGGCCAGCGAGAATATCTCCGAGGAACGGATGAACGCCACCCAGGGCTATCAGCGTTGGACATTCGGCTTTGATACCGCCATGCGGCAGCGGCAGCGGACCTGGACGCAGGAAGATTGGCAGTACCAGGATACGATGAGCAGTCTCTCCTACGAATGGGGTGTTGAGGATCTCAATGAACAAATTCGTGGCGCAACCGGACGAGACCGTCGCAACCTGTTACAGCAACGCGAACGCCTGACCACCAAGTATAACATCGACGAAGAGCAGGTTGATACCCAGCGCGAGCGCCAGGAAGAGACCTGGGCCATGGAAGACGAACGGTACACAAAGGTTCAGGAATACCAGGAAACCTTAATGGAACTGGATACCGAATCCTTTGATTTGAATAAGTCTCACCGTGAAGAATTGCAACAGCTTCAGGAAGAAGATTTTGCCGAGCAGAAAAAGACCTATGCTGAGCAGAAGAAACTTTCAGACGAAGCGCAAAAACTTCAGCGTGAGTACCAGGCCGAAAGCATTGCCTTGCAGGAGAAATCCGTTGGCATTCAAGCGGCATCTGCTAAACTGCAGGCTGATTTGGCGGCCGATCAGGAAACTACCATCAAAAAATGGGAAGAATTCTACAAGGCGGCAGAGCAAGCCAATACATACGATCCTGCCAACGGCAATTTGAAGATTCTGAATGACGTTATGGTATCAGCGGGCGACATAAATCTGGGTAATCTCTTGAGCATCAGAGACGTCCTTGACAGTATGAATGGCAATCTGACGGGCGCAAGCCAAATAACAAGTATGGTTCACGCTCTTGCCAATGTCGACCCTTATCGACTGCAGGCGCTAATCAAGTTCTTGGCGGAATTGGACTAAGACTATGGCTATGAATGATTACATCACGCTCGATGGATATAAGTATGCGACCAATGCCAAAAAATGGGACGAGGTAAAAAGCAAGCCCGCCACTGAACGCTATACGCTTTCTGGTGTGCTGGATATTACCTATGGCGCAGCCTTTCCGCAGGCATGGGAGGGCGAGATCAATGCGCCAGTAACTGCTCGGGCGGAAGGCTGGGGTACGTTTACGACTTTGTCAGCCACGTTAGCCAAAAAGTCAGGTGTTGTTTTTGTTGATCACTACGGTTCTTCGTATACTATTCACTGCCTTGGAGAGCTGCGACCACGGTCGCTTTTCCATCGCTGGGACAGCGTTGCCAATATCTTCTACGTTTTTGTCCGGCTTGTCAAGGAGCGCGATCCGGAAGCACCGGCGATTACCAGCCCGAATGTGGTGGATTTCTACGAATCATCTGAAAAGACATTTAGGATCACAGCGACCGGTTATCCAATTCCGGCTATCATACTTGCCGGCTCTTTGCCCGCTGGTCTTACTTTCGTAGATAATAATGACGGAACTGCTACGATCTCCGGAACTCCGGATGTTGGCATCCAGGGCAACTACGGTCTTGATATTACTGCAACCAATGGGGTTCTTCCAAATGCAACTCAGGAGTTGACTTTGACAGTCAATCCTTCATCCGTTGCTCCTGAAATTACCAGTGCCGCTATTGCCACTTTTGAGGTTGGCTCTGCTGGCTCGTTTACAGTTACTGCGACCGGCTTTCCGACATCGGAAATAGAAGTTGCGGGCGCATTACCCAGCGGCGTGACATTTGTGGATAACAAAGACGGCACCGGCATGCTTTCCGGCACGCCTGGCGCTGGTTCTGGCGGATTGCATAATCTGACCTTCACGGCCAGTAACGGAGAGGGCGATGACGATATTCAGGGTTTCACCCTTGAGGTGAATGAGGCGCCTGAGATCACGTCCGCCGCAACAGCTTCGCTAAATTCCGGCTCCAGTGACTCGTTTACGATTACAGCTACCGGCTACCCGATCCCGGCACTCTCGAGTGCAGGCTCTCTACCGGGCGGCGTAACTTTCACCGACAACGAAAACGGTACGGCTACCATCAAAGGACCTGCGGCTTATGGCACAGCCGGCGATTATCCTTTGACTATCACGGCAGACAACGACATTGGCTCCAACGATGACCAATCTTTCACGTTGACCATAATCGAAACAGATCCCATTGTTCCGGTTAATTCATTGGTTCTTTGGTATGGCAACTCCACAAATGTTCCTTCTGGATGCGAGATCTTTTCATCCGCCAAGGGCAATCTGATTATGGGGTGTGCCCTTGGAAACCAGAATCTTGTTTCAGCCGGCGCTCTTACCCACACGCACGGGATGAGCGTCGTGCAGAGCGCTGCACATACCCATACAGTTGGAGATCTTAGCACTACCTCGGCTGCCGGCAGCACAACAACGTATGGCCCCTCCGGTTCTGCCGTCATGGCCGGCGGCCATACTCACAGCAAAAGCGGCACACCCACAGCTTCGAATGAAGAAGCGCATCTTCATACCATGCCGGCAACTGGTTCAGCGAGCAATTTGCCAACGTACAGACGGCTTTACTGGATCAAGGTGCTGGATGGGCATTTACCGCTTGGGGCAATTGTTCCCTTCAATGGAAACCTGGCGGCAATCCCCGCTGGTTTTACGTTGTGCGATGGCGATCTGGTCAGCGGTTTTCAGACGCCGGACCTGCGCGGAAAGTATATTTACGGTGCCTCAGTTGATGGCGACGTCAACAGTATTGGCGGTGCTAATAGCCATGCTCACACCGTTGGTGTCTCCAGTGTCCGCGCCAATCATCATCACACAGTCTCCGGCGGATCGGTTACCGGAGGAAGCACAGTTAATGTTTACCTTCTTGGCGAAGGATCGACGGCAATCGCGGGAAACCATACGCATTCTATTAGTAGTGGCGTGTCCTCTGACAACGGTGGACATTCCCATTCCGGCAACCCGAATACCAGTGCTGAAAGCGTTGAGCCGCCCTACCAGGAACTTCATTATATTATGCGGGTCACAACGGGCGATCTGCCTTCCGGTTCGATTGTGGCCTTCGAAGGGTCAATCCTTCCCAGCGGCTATTACGTTTGCAATGGCGGCAATGGCACGCCCAATTTGATCGATAAGTTCATCAAGGGCGATTCGGCGGATTCATTTACAAGTGGCGGAGCCGCTTCGCACACTCACGCCAACAGCGGCCTTTCGACCGTTTCTGCTGGCAGTCATTCGCACGGTGGAACCCGCACAACTGGCGGCAGTGGTTCAACGAACTCCTATGGCGGAACCGGCGTTTCTGCCAGCCCGCCCAACCATACGCATACTATTGGTTTTAATGCGCTCACCAATGGCGAGCATGCTCACAACTACGAAGAGTCGGGCATCGGCAGTAATCTCCCGCCATATATCAAACTCTGTTTCCTAATGAAGGCGTAACTATGAGAACTATTTCTGAAGCCATGCTGCCAGCAGCCGTTAGAACCGTTGAAAGCCGGGCGGTTGTCAAAAACCGCCTGCCTGTCTTTGCCCAATCCAAGGATCGTCCCCTGATGATCTATGCGCATGATGTGGTTGTCCGTGCTTCGAAGATCTACCGTGCGGCCAGTGCCGCTTCCGACGTCGGAATTGCGCCGACTTTGCATACTCAGGAAATTGAATATCCCAATACAACTCATCCGGGATTTATCAATACGGGCGTGGTATTGATGAAAGGCTCCGGGATCTCGGTATCGAATAACTATATCTTTATGCACAAGGCGGACGGAGCCATTGTCCGCAGGAGTATCTCCGATTCATCTCTTGTTACCCTCACGACCAGCGCTGTACCGGTTGGATTAGCAGCTGTTTCCGACAGCGAAGTATATATTTTCTACAAAGTATCGAATACCACTTATGGGATTGCTCTTCGCGATCTGTCTGGTCTTGTTTCCACCTGGCATGGCTCAGTGTATGGTGAACGGTTCTATCCTGGGGCGTTTGACGCTGATCGGATCGGCAATACGGATTATATCATTTATGCCACCGCAGATAAGAAAAATGCCAGAATGATCCGCCGGTACGGGGAAGCGTGGTCTGATGCGGAGGCTGTTTTCCCAATTGATGTTGTTGACGATACCTCCCAGTTTCGTCTGGGTGGTGTGTCTGTACTAAATGACCAGTTGGTGATTACGGGTATTCTTTCTCGCCCGGACTACCGCATGAAGATCTACACCATTGGCCCGGACCATTTCACGCTGGGGCGCGAGCTGTTTATCGCCGAAGGTGAGCATGTGGATCACGTGCTTGGAGACAGTACGGTCATTGGCTCTCCAGGCAAGATGATCACGATGAGCGATTGGTTATATGTTTTTGGTGGAGATGGTTCTTATCACTCTGCCAAGTCAACCTTTTTATTTGGCGCTGATCGCACCGACCAGAAGGTCGAGATTGGGATTGTGGATGTTCAAAACAATACCCAGGCTAATCGACCAGCCCGTATAACGATGAAGGTCCCCGTTGAAGATAACTGCGATTTACTGACTGCTGGAAACATCATTGATTGGTATGTGACCGTCAACAATGTTGAGGCCAAACTCGGTACGTTTTCGATTGACGTTGTGTTGGATTCCCGAGAAGGCAATGGGGAGACGATTTCGCTTATTGCCCGCTCGCTGGGGTGCAAGTATTTATCTGCGTGGAATTCGGACTCCTCGTTCGATTACTGGTCGCAAACCAAACAATCGTCTGACGTATCTGAAATGAACGAGGTCATTCGCGGCACAGGGCTCTGGGAGGAACGAGGCGATTTTATCACCATGCAGGATTTCAACGAAAAGGGAATCCTGTACACGGTAGAACGCTCTACTCGTAACGGCGTGGCTATTGGTGAGTTTCGTCTTGATTTTGCATCCGGCTTCTCTGGCAAATACGGCGTTGCTGTTGCTTATCACAGGGAAACGCCCCAGGATGCTGCCGCTCGGCTCGGCGTGGATATTGCTGGCGATAATGACTGTGTCAACCATGGTTTCTTTTTCGTTGTCGACAGTTACGATGGCTCCACGACCCTTTATTCTGTGTTCAATAATGAATGGACCGTACTGGACACCGGCCCGCTGTTCACGCCTGGTACTGTCTCCCATTGGCTCCGGGTCGAGTTTCATGAAGGCGAAATTTCGTGTTCTGTCCGCACAGACACGACCTGGTCAACGGTTATCACTCACAACTTTGTTTCCGACACCGGAAACCCAAGTCCCTGGTTCCAGGAAGAAGTTGGCAAAGCCGCAATTTATGTTGAGAACGTATCCATTAATTCTGCGTCGTACGGTTTTGGCACCCAGGATGCGCTGATTCCGGTCGAGGATAATAGTCTTTTTGCGAGTGCAGATATTGTTCAAATTGATAACGAGAAGATTCGTTATGATGGTAAATCCTCCGAAATCACACCCATTGGTCCTTTGAGTTGGGTTGATGGTGCTACTTTCAAGGGAGCACCGCACGGGAACACCTATGACTTCCCCGAGATGCTGATTGCAGGCGCCGAAGCTCCTACGGCGTATGCAAACACTTACCAAGATGGCTTGATTGCCGGGTCGTTTGTATCTTCCGATCGATGGGAGCTGAAGCGAATTGAGCTTTATGTTTCCAAGGTCGGTTCTCCAGTGAATCTCTCGATAGCTGTGGCTACTGATGCTTTCGATAATTATGGAGGCGTGCTTCCAGCAGCGGCTGTTAAGGCCACCGGGACGCTCTCTGCGCCGTTTTCCAGCGCTCAGTGGGTAAGTGTGACACTCAGCAGCACAGTTGTTCTACAGCCTGATCAGGCATATTTCATCGTCATTTACAATACCGGCCAGACCGCTGCTAACCACTATCGACTTTGGCATCAATCTTCCTCTGGCATCCGCCGGCAGTTATACCGGACCTGGTCACCGTGGGAGACGGATGACGATTTGGCGCTGTCGTTCCGCGCTTATGCTCATGGCTCGGTGCTTCCAGGATATGAAATTTATTTCGATGGAAAAGGCGAAGCTATCGACCCAAAGGCCTACAACGATTGCGCGCTTGTTTTTACTGATGGGCCAGGCGCAGGAACAGCCTACCGAATTACGGGATATGACTATACAGCTCCCCAGCAATGGGTTCCGGTAAATACAATTTCCGGTTGGGAGAATTTCGTTGGTGAATCTCAACAGGGCGAGTGGGTTGATCAGGATTACCGCAGAGTCTTTGTTGACAAAAACCCAAGCAGTGTTTTTACAGAGGACACCCGGGCGATGATTGTCCCGGCTCTGGTTATTTCTCAGCGTGGGATCAAGCTGAACGACGAGGGCGTGGAGACCGTCGAGGATTACGGAGCAGTGGCTCATGCAAACAGTGTTTGCTCAATTTTCCGGAATGCTTTTGTTGGCGTTCGGAGCTTTCAGTATTTCTCTGGAGAGAAGGACTGGACGCTTGAGGAAATGCTGGGTGAAATTTTTGGCAAAGCGAATGTGATTGACTTTACTTCCGAAAAACGGCTTTACACTTCCGGCATCGGAAATGGAAGTCAACTTGATACAACGTCCGCTCTGGCCGATGCAATTGAAGGAGAATCGGCCATCGTTAAATTCCAGGTGAATAGCTGGTCGTCGGGCGGCATTGGTCTGGCAGTGTTCCCGCCTGACGAGGGGGAATTCTCAGATGTGGAAATGGCGGCTGTTGTAGTTCGCCAAAACCAGATCGACCTCTACCGGGGCGCTGCTCCCGCCCTGGTAGAGTCTTATCCACTTCAGCAAGCTATTGAAGGACAATTTACAATTTCATTTCAAAGGGTCTCGTTTTCTGTTTGGAATAACGGGAAATTCCTCTGCCATTTTGATTGGCCAGAATCCCGGGCTGAAGACTCGACTCTGAATGCTGGTTTCAAGATTGGCGTATTGACGTCAGGCCCTGTTTCCTATTTTGTGGATTGGCCGATGCTGGATCAGCGCGTTGATAACTACATTCTGGACATCGGACAAAGCGGTCTTTCTTTGGCGACCTCTCTGATTGGTGAAAAGCGAGTTTATTTTCTTGATGATATGGACGGGAACCCTCACCTGTTCCGGTCGTTTACTTTGGTTAACGAAGATGACCCTCTTGACCTGGCAGTGTCAAGCTCAGTTACCAAGTCCGATATTGAGCTGCGCACCCGGCTTAGAGTGGAGGGCGCAGAGGTGGCTGAGATGATTGACTACGATGCAATCGCTTTGCATGGGAATCGCTTCGCGCTCATTGGACTGCGCGAGGCGAATAATATTCTGGAGGCTCATCGAGAGGGAACGTTGATCCAGGAAGATCTGCTGCGAACCTATACGCAGATTCCGCTGACAGGCGCCATGGATTGCCGGCTTGAACCCGGTGACCTGGTTGAAATTTATTTTGATGATGGCAAGCGGACCGTTTTGATTGACAGCATGAATACAACAATGGTACTGACAAAAGATACTGCCATTTTTGATATGAATATCGACGGAGCAGAATATGACGAGTAAATCGTACCAATTCAAGCAAAATGTCGAGAAAATTGTTGATGGTGTAGTAAAGCCGCGCCCGAGTACTGCTATTGTTCACTCGCTTGATGGGAACAAGGCCAATATTCGTATTGGTAATTCTTCTGCTCTGATTCGCTCCGTTGCCATTATTGGCGATCCTGGGCTGATAAGCATCAACTCGGAAGTGCAGATTGCCTGGAACAACAAGGAGCGTCCGGTAATTCTTGCCGGCGGCGCTGGGGAAGTGGTTGCTCCTGTCAATCCACGGGTTGTTGCAGATGGTGAAACCATCGAAAACTCCAATGCTGGGCTACGAGTCAAGAAGCATGGGATCAATTACGAGCATCTCAATTTTGCTCCCGCCCTGCAGGGGCATACCCATGAAGACCTTTTCACAAAAGGTGGCTGGCGAGTCACGGACCAGGGTGTTATCTTCAACGGAAAAACCTTCATCTCTCCGGACGGGACTATCACACTTGGTGAAACGCCTGAGAGTGTTCGTCTTTCGTGCATAGATGAAGAGTATCGTTTGTGGATTGGCGCTTCAGAACCGGGCGATGCAACTTTCAGGGTCGATAAACTTGGCCAGGTTACAGCGACGGCTGGTCTTATCGCCGGATGGTCCCTGCAGGAAACTGCCATTGTCGCGGATAACAGTCTTGCGGAAATCAATTCTGATACTCCACATATCCAACTGGGCGGGAGTTCATACGCCAACGGAGGCGGTTTTTGGGTGGGCAAGGACAGCGATGTCTATAAGCTCAAGATTGGTGATACTGAAAAATTTCTTGACTGGGATGGATCGGATCTGAACATTCAGGCCGATCTGCGCTCTGCCAATTTTGTTCAGGGCTATTCTGGCTGGCAAATTACCCAGGACGGGTTAGCCGAATTTCAGGATGTGATCATCCGCGGTGCAATGCAAAGTATGGCGCTTGAGCGCGGCAAGATTTTGGCCACCGGCGGGAATGTTGTTCTCTCAAAGAGCTCTGGCATCGTTCGGGACAACTTTGTTGCCACGACTGCTGCATTTGATGTCAATATGAAAATTCCTGGCGACATTGACCATTCCGACATCGGAAATTTCTGGGAAGTTGATGATATTGTGCGGGTGAAAAACGGTTACACGGAGTTTTGGGGGGCTATTACGGCGGCTGTGGATAATACAGACTATTGGACGCTGACTGTATCCAAGCTCGATCCGGCAGGCGATGTGTTTGTTTATACCGGAGAGGCCCTGGTAAATTATGGCCCGTCAGGTGCGGGCGTGATTGAGCTGATGTCCGAGTACCCTTTGATTCGGTTGTTTTCTCACGCAGGTTCTCCGCACAGCGTTGTTGACAATCTGTTGATGATCGGAAACCTTGATGGGTACTTTGGCCTGACAGGAAAGTTTGGTTTTGGCGCCGGTGATACAACCATGACCGGAGATTACTTTTATGTCACAGATGAAGAGCTCAAGCTCTCCGGCGAGATTTATGTCCGTTCGGGGGGATTGAACATCATTGACGACGATCACGGAATTGAAATTCTTGCCAGTCCGACCGCGGACCGACAACTCACGCTCCCGGACAAGTCCGGTACGCTGGCGACATTGGATGATATTGTCGGCGGCGGGAGTGGGGGTGGTTCAGCTATGCAAACCGATCAAAGCGGTGGGACTTCTGATACTTATGGCGTTCTTGCTGGAATGATTGACGGGTCAAACACAACATTTACAACCTCAGTCCCCTACATGACCGGGACGTTACAGGTTTATCTGAACGGGCAATTGCAAACTCAGGGCTCATCAGAGGATTGGGCGGAAACTACGCCCGGTTCTGGCACATTTGATTTTGCGGTTGCGCCCGAATCTGGCGATGAGATTACGGTTTACTATGCCATGGGTGTCGCGGCGGAAGGGGTAGTAGCAAACCTGGATGATGCAGAAGATGGAGACATAATTGTTTATGACAGCGGCGTGCTTGTTTCGATGGCCCCTATCGATTTGATTTCTGAAGCACTCGGAAATAATACCTTTGGTATCAACATTGTAGGGAACAATCCCGCATCCGACACATATTATAAACTTTGCACTTTGCCGGCGTCTAATTTGGGGACGTATGACCACGTGCGAATTGATGGCGTATTAGGTTATTGGGCAGGGGTTGACAAAGTGTGGTTTTCTGCAATGTTCTGCAATCGCAATGGTTTTGTGTACAAGCTGCTGGCGGTAGGAGCAAGATCCGATCTTGGAGCGAGACTTGTGGCTTATCAAGAATCCGGTGGAGCTACGAATATATATGTAAAAATTCCATCTGGTACATATACGACTTTCTCTGCTAATCTGCAAGCGATGCAGGCAATCTTATTCAGTGACCCACCATCGCAAACCATTACACCATCCGGTACCTTAGCCTTTGATATATATACTGCTACAGTCAGCAGTATAGGATTGACGTAGGAAGAAACTTATGACACAAACAAAAATACGAAAAGAACAAATTGCAGACAGCAACCCCACTGGTGTTGTTCTTTCTTATGCGGGAAGTGCTGCGCCTTCCGGATATTTGCTTTGCGACGGAGCTGCGGTTTCGAGAGCAACATATGCTGATTTGTTCGGAGTTATTGGCGTTCAATATGGTGCAGGCGACGAAGCGACGACGTTCAATTTACCGAATATGAAAGGAAAAGTCCCGATAGGCAAAAATTCTACCGATACAGATTTCGATACGCTTGGAAAATCAGGCGGAGCTAAGTCTAGAAGCTATTCTATTTCTATTCCATCACACAGTCACTCGTTTACTACCCAGAATCACCAACACGAGCTTCCGTGGGGTTGGGACCCGTCTTATATTCGGTATCGAATGACTGATGACGGGTGGGGTAATCCCTATTTTGGAAGCCGAGTTTATTATGCAAATCGTGTAAAGAGCTTCGCCCAAAGTACCGGCGCCGGGACGTATCAGGCGATAAGAACGGCCATGACGAGTATTGAGGGAGGTGCATCTGGCAATACTGGATATGATGGCGATGAGAGCTTGTCTGTTAATGTCGATGTAGTTCAACCTTATCAAGTGCTCAATTACATTATCAAGATTTAGGAGAGTTATGACACTAAAAACCTTCACGATTGAAGTCGACGCGATTAAATATGGAAGCCTCGTTTTGTGGGAAGAAGCGGGTGTTCTTTATTGGGTGAGAGACTATTGTTACGTCAATGCCAATGGAGAACCGGTTTCGACTCCGAATGACGACTCTAACGTAATCGCTGGATCTGTAATGAGCGGTGAAATGTCCTGGAGTGAATTGCCGCAGAACGTTCAGGACGCCCTTATTCAAATTGATCAATACACCAAAGACCAAATCAATGCCAAAGAAGGATTGTAAAGGAGCAAAACGAAATGGATAAACAGGGATTGAATGCCAAACTGAACGAGTTGAACAAGATGCTTGAGAATACTGTAAACGAAGCGAATGCGAGAATTGCCTTTCTGAATGGGCAAATTGTCATGGTGAAAGAGTTCCTGGAAGAAGATCCTTCATTGGAAAGCGAAAGCGAGGCAGATAATGAGTAACCGTCCCATTCTTGGTGTAGACGTTTCCCACTGGCAAAGTATTGAGGGAAGGTCCCTCGTCAATTTCAGGGCTCTTAAGGATGAAGGGGGAGTTGAGTTCGCGGGCATCAAGGCGGATGAAAGCGCCATGGGCCATCTGGTCGGAGCCAGAGATGCCAACATGAAAACTATTATGTACCACTGGCACGATCCAACCCTAACCATCCAGAAAAATCTGGACAAGATCGAGGAAATGAACAGGAAATATCAACCCGACTTCTGGTCTGAGGATATTGAGCACTGGTGGTCGAACTGGTCGCTGTGGTGGAAAGCTATTTACAAGGAGATTCCATGGACCAGCGTTCCGAAGGTGAACTCGGGTTCACTTAACAGCCATGCCTACCAGGTCTTTCAGGGCGCGAAGGAAATCGTCAAAAAACCAACCCTTTTATATACCGGGATGTGGTTCGTGAGAAGTTACTGCCCCAAGATGGAAGAATGGATGAAAGAAGAATATCTGTGGCTGGCAGATTATTCGAGCTTTGGTCCTGCTCTCAAAAAATTGACCTGGGAGCAAATCAGGGCGCTTCCCATGAGGTATACCGATGGTTCTTATGATAAACCCGCAGGTGTACGAATGGAATTGATCCATCAGTTTACGGATAAGCTGATCGTACCGGGGGCGAAAAGCCCAATCGATTTCAATATTTTATTTGGCGGCCAGGACGCTCTCTCCGACCTCGCTGGTGGAATTGCTCCTGAGATTCCCGAAGTCGTGGTCGAGAAACCTGTACAGAAGTTTTTGTACGAAGCAAAGATGGTGCGCGGATGGGTTTTGACGATTCGCAATAAGCCCAGCAAGCTCTCTGGCGCTTATTCCGATTACCTGACTCGCGGGAAAACAATTCAGGTCTGGGAAGAAAAAGATGGTTATGGCAGAATCTCCGAGTTCGATCAAAGGTGGGTCTGCCTATATTATTTCGATAAGATCTAAGGAGGATCTATGGCAAGCAACGACCAAATTCTCGCGGTTCTTGCTGACTTGCAAAAAACGGTCAACGGGGTCATGGTTGATGCCGCTCTCCTGCCTGATCTAAAAGAACGGACAGAAGAGCTTGTCCGAACGGTGCGGGGGTTCAACGGAACCCCCGGTCTTACCGAACGGATGAGGGTGCAGGAGGAAGGGCTCAAGGGCCATATTGCTGATTACAATGAGTTTCATAGTGCCAATGCGGCTATCTTTGAAAGCATGAACCGGCAAATGGCCAACGGTTTCGAAGATCTCAGAACCTTGTTTTTTGACCAAATTGAGAAAGAACAAGCTGAGCGAAATGAACTGGACAAGGAATATCGTATTGAAGCCCAGGATGAGCGGAAAGACAAAAGAAAATTTCGCCTCGACCTGGCGCTGGCAGTTATTCTGTTGACAATCAACCTGATAGTGACTATGGTTGGGCTTAAGTAATTCCGATGCCGGAAACAAAAAGAGGCCACATTTCTGCGGCCTCTTTTTGTTATCAATAAAGTTATTCTACAGCCTGGACGACTAAGCCATTTGCGAAATTCACAATGGCTGTTTTCATTTCCTCCCAGATATAGGGACTAAACTCAAGGCCCGCGTTGTCCAAAGCCGTGCGGATATGGGCTGGCTCAAGACCAAGCGGCGCAGCGAAGTTGATCAAATCTTCTCTGGTTCTCAATGGCGTTCGCTCAACGCCGGAGTTCAACCAGGCCAGCAGTTCCTTGCCGAATTCGATACCGGGCTTGTCGATGATTTGATCCTGGTACTTGCCGGAGCGATCTTTCTCGATGAGCATCATGTGTTCCCCTGATATATTTCCAAGCATATCGAACTCGAACTCAATGCCTTTGCCCTGCTCTGGCTTTAGTCCAACCCGCTGTGGGGCGGTTTTACCATTGGGGCCTTCGCCAGGCAGCCAGTCTGTCGCTGCCCGCAGTGTGACGCCGAGATGGCCTGGGTATTGTTGGATAGCAGTGACCATATCCTTCTGGAGCGGCGTACCTTCATTCCAGGCTGCCCAGGTGTTGCCGTGATATTTTACTTTAGCCAATCGATCAACTTCGATCAGCAGCTCTTTCCAGGAGTGAGAGAGTGAGTCTATGATCAGGAAATTAGCGCCATATTTGGCAGCGGAGTTAATGGCCTTGATGGTATTTGGGATAGTTGGCTCAGTCAGATTGAGCGTTTTAAACTTGATCTCCACGCCCTCGAGCCCCGGAATTTCCAGAACTCCGGAATACTTTGAGGCCGTTTTATTTTCGGTATCAATAACAGCCATGAGGCCGTTGGTTTGTTCGACGATGCCCTTTCCCATTAGAAGCAGAGACAACGTTTTGCCTGCACCGGCTATGCCGTACACAGCAAGACGAAGAAAAGCCTGCTCTTTGGTAGCATCATAAAATTGAAAATCTTGTGCCATTGTTTTACTCCTTTAGCTTGTTTTGCGAATGAATTCTTGACCTTCTGGACACCGGTCAACATGAGCGCAGTACCGGCAGAGCCAGGTTGGGTTCGCTTCTGGGACCTCGTCGTTGTTTATAGCGTTAGCCAGGGCGTCCCGTCTTGGCAGTATCTCCGCCTCGATGTCTTCCTTCGACATCTTCTCGATCTCATAAAGCGCCGTACCGAGATGGGCCAGCTTTGGCGTATTGCCGCATTGGGGACAGGCCAGGACGCCGTCTGACATCCGTAAAGGCACTTTGCACTTCCGGCACTTTGTTGGACCGGACATATCAAGATATTGAATAAACAACCGGTCAACTTTTTTGCCGGTGCTTTCCAGCATCCAGGCGTAGACGTTGACTTGCGTCTCGTGTTCGCCGTAAGGCAATTTGGCAGGATCGAGCCAGCGAGTTGTTTTGAAATCTATCAGGTCGCCGTTCTCGTAATACAGGTCGACCCGACCGGTGATCCCTTCGTGGGAGACCGGAATCTCCGATGTAAAGACGGGGTTGTCGTCCTCGAGAATAGCATGAGTCAGCGTGCCCAGCGTGCGGATGATCATATCAGAGACATATTCCGGAGATGGGTCTGTCTTTGAGTAAAAGGTCCTGCGCAGGCAGCCCAGCAAGTCCGTGACATGAATCCCGGACCGGTCACTTGTGCCAAACACCTTTTTCAGCAGTGAGTAGTCGTATCCGCATGGTGCTGGGCGTTTGGTGTTGGCGCAATTAAGACATTCTTCCTGACTGAGAACCTGGTGCGAAATAGGACAGATAATATTCATGGCATTACCTTTCCGACGTCGGAACGTGAAGCTGGTCCGCGTCAACTGTGGTTATTTCAATTCCTCTTCCAGAGAAAGAAATCAGGAGGTCCTTTCTGAAGAGCGGGACGGATAAAATGAGCTGCCCTGGGTATTTCGCTATACCGAGAGAACGATAAACCGGTAGTACCTCGAGTGTATCGTTTTCGCTCTCTTCGAGGGATATACCAATCAGTCTGCAAAAAAACCAGTCATCTTGCTTGAACTTGAAACGTTTGAGTTTCGACAGATATTGAAAGTTGTGATAGATTTTCATGATCCTCCTTTAGATATAGATAGCATTGTGAAATAGCTGTTGGCAAATGATCTGATGTGATTTCGGAACTTTTCCCGAACAGCGCTTTCATAGTTACGGTGAAGCACAATCCAAGTGTTGCGGAAAAATCATTCCGGATAATCGTGATGACGCCTTCGTTCAAAATAATTTGTTCCGTAAGTTGTAAGGCATGTATAATACTGGTCGAGAAAGCAGGCGTCGGGATGCTGTCTTTGTCTGCTGGAATGGGACGCCAGAGTTGCGCCCACGGATCAAACCAGGTGTTTAATAGTGTTTTTTCTTCTGTCCAGCCGTAGGCAAGCCGGCCAATTTTTTTATCGATTTGCATACTCATAATCTGACATCCTCTCGACGAAGCGAATGAAAAACGCCAATATCCTTGCGCCACTTGATAGGGGTTGTTACGCCCATCGGCCCATTGCGATTCTTTCGAACAAAGAATTGAACCGGAATGGCCTTGATCGCTGGCAGTACGGCGCCTCCCCGATCAAAGTTTTCTGGGAATCTTGTGCGTGCCATTTCAGCCGGCGTGGGTGGGTTCTTCCACATTGAGCGAATAAACCAAACCTGGGTCGCATCCTGCTCAATAGAGCCGGATTCGCGTAGGTCCGATAGCTGTGGCTGAGCATCTTCGCCACGGTACTCAATACTGCGGGAAAGCTGGCAGGCAGCGATTATGGGAACTTTTGTTTTTAGAGCGAGACCGCGCAAGCGGCCTGTGGTTTCAGATAAATCCTCGACCCGGTTAGTGGATGAATTGCGGATCAACTGGAGATAATCCACCTGGATCAGCTCGGTATGATTGTCGGCCACTGACTTACGGGCGAGGTTGATGATTTGTCCAACCTTGGGGCTGGACAATGTAATGATTTTCCATGGAATGCTGGAGAGTTGTTGTAAAGCCTCTCTGACTCGTTCCATTTCTGTGTTGGAAAGCAGACGTGGATTTTTGAGTTTAGCCGAGTCAATTCCGGCTTGAGCTGCAATTGCGAATTTGGCATATTCCAGTTCGTCGTTTTCCAGGTTGAATGTTGTTACATGCTGCCCGCGCTTTGCGGTCTCCAAAGCGTCGTAACGCATGGCGGACGACTTGCCTTCCCCAGGGCGTCCCGCAAGGATAATTAGCTCAGTCCGGTCCACATAATCAATCAGTTCCTTCATTGCGCTGACCGGCGGAACCCATGCGGGTTGGATTGTACCGGAGCGCATTCCCTCGAGTCTTGGCATAAAGATCTGAAAGATCTCTCCCATATTCAATCCTTCGTCCTCTGTGTTCCGACGTCGGATGTCAAATACTTGTTTTTCGGCTCTTTCGATAACATCTTCGATGGGTTGGTTGGTATCCCTTGCTGCTACAGTCAGTAGTCCCGCAAAGTTCTCTATGGTTTTACGAATGGCAGCCTCCTCGACCCTTTGGGCGAATATGTTTGCCGAAGCTCTATCGGCTTGCTCCATCAGGTTGTTGATGTAAGCCTCGCCGCGCAGATCGTTGTTCCCGATCAGCATTAGCAAGGCTTCATCGCGGAGTGTTTCAACCAATGACCGATAAGAGAGAGATTCTTCTCCCCACAGATGCTGGATTTTTTCAAATATATCGCGATTGGTTCCGGTAAAATCTGTTGAACGAAGGTGCTGAGCTGCCTCAAAGGTATCGGGATAAGCGATTAGTGTGCCCAGGAGGATCTCTTCGTTCATACTCATTGAGCTTCTCCTGAAAGCATTCGCCCCAATGGCGAAGCAACAAGATCGGCGAAATCTACGGGCTGCGTATCAACATAGCCTGTCATCCGACGTCGGAACATGGAAAGCTGGTCATCGTCGACAACTGAAATGATCACCTTTTGGTTGGCACCATTGAAGCCGATCTCGGTCAGATAAGCAGTGATAGATGGGGTTCGCTCTGGCCGGATAGTCTGGCGCAATTCCCGATTAGGAAGCTGCCCGGCTTGAATCAGTTGCTCGATGGCTTCCTGCTGGATGTGCTCATCAGTTACTTCCTGACCCGCAGCCTGATACGAGGCCCGAATGTCATCTGTCAGGCCGGCAACGTAGTTTTCAACGTTATTGGATTGACTGCGAGTACCCGAGATCAGTCTGACAAGAATGGGGGTTAATTCACGGAAGTTCGATTTGCCAACCTCTTCCCAGATCGTCGCGAGTTCCAGGCCGAGGGTTCCAGTGATGTAGGGAAACACGATATTGAAAAGATTTCGAATGTCAGAGTATTCCGACAGCGACAGCCCATTGGCAACAGCGGCCTCTTGCATGGAGCTGTATTGATTGGGATGAATACTCCAAAGTCCCTCGGATTCTGCCTGCTGGATAATTTTCCCACGCAGAAGGATTGCTTCGAGTTCAAGATCGCCCACGAGCTTTAGCTGCTCGAGTTTGACCATTGCCCTCAATTGAGGGGTTGTATATGCCTCGGGGTTGGTGCCCGCTGCAGTTAGCGCTGTCATTAGATTTTGTCGTGCTGCCTGTTCCGAGCGCGTCTCCGCATCCAGAAGGAAGTTTGACATAATAGCATTTGAAGATGGCAGCAGTTGAAGTTGTGTGGCTTGGTCTGTCATTGGTTACTCCTTTGCTTTGTTTGTGATGTGAATGATCTTTTCGTAATCTGATAAGTAGAAAACTGCCATTGATTTGCCGTAAGGCAATCTGGGCCTGTGAAGGATGATAGTTGATATACCTCCCGGGTGATTTTCAAGAGTCCATTCGTTCATATGGTCCAGCCAACGTTGAATTATGATAGAAGGGCTGATGTTTTTATATGTCTGTCCTCTCTGGACAGCTTCTTTTTCCCCTCGAATCAGGATTGGGAGATTCTCGATGGCAATAGTTGCGATCTTGTTGTCCGTAGTGATGGCGAGTGTTTTGTTGAAGAAGCCGATTGGGCACTGCTGTCGGGACTTGACATCCACGACCAGGTTAGTTTCGTTGATCGTCAGATCCGGTCCAGTTCGTCCGAGAACGGGAATTCGCTCGAACTCCGAATAGCCCAATGGCACAAAGATTTTGTTCAGCTCTCGCGCTACGGCATTCTCCGCATGACGTGGACGCGGTTTCATGATTTAACTCCAAGTTCACAGGATAATTTGTGAAATGGATTGAACTCTTCCGACGTCGGAAGACCGAAGGCATCATGACGCTGTGTGGGGCCGGTTCTTTCCTGCTCCGCCCAAACCGAAAGTTCTCCCCTGGACAGCTCTCGCAGTCGCCAAATAATAACTGCGTTTTCTGATTTTGCCCCCGTTAGATTTCTTTTTAGCTCTTGTAATAATGGTATGCATATGTTACAATTGTTTGTAAGAGTATACGGACATCTTTCATCAGTAGTCATACGCTCGCAATATTCATGGGCGATGTTTGATCTGGAAATTCCATCCGGATACTTAAGAGCAGCGTAAGCATCTTTTGTTATTTTCATGGAGGTCTCCCGTTATTATTATGGGACGGTGTGTTATTCAAGAGTTACATTATAAACTATCGATCATTGTTTGTCAATCGCGTTTTTCAATTTTGTATTAGGAGGATAAAATGTCTACTAATTTTGGCGATCTTGTGCGGCGGAAAATGGAACAGGAAAATCTCAGCCTCCGGTCAGCCGGCGAGAAGGCTGGCGTCGCTCATACCACCATTGATCGCATACTTAAGGATAGATCTGTTGATTTCGAGACCATGGAGAAAGTTTGTTTATGGCTGGGTGTTCCTGTCACATCAATTCTCGACATCAGACAGGATAATCAAGAAATTATGGACCAAGTTGCATCTGTATTATCGTTGAGTCCGCAGCTCGCCGGAGTGTTTTCTGAATTGGCTGATAAGGTAATCTCTGGTGAGATCGATGCCAATATCCTGGCTGAAGTTGCGGCTTTTACGTCTTATCGTCTCAATTCACCGTTATTTGGAGCTGTATTAAATGAATCCGACAACACGCCAGTATTGCATGAGGGTAGAAAAGATTATCAGTAAAACCCCATATTTTAGCGAGTGCTATCTACGAAAACGCGTCGAATTTCACAGGCTTGCTTTTATTGATATTTATAAAAAGCATTTAGCATCAATAAGAGCAAATCGGTAGATAGTTTCCCAGCCCGAATAGCAACAATAATAAAAAGAGTTGATTGATCAACTCTTTTTTGTTGCTTTGATTTAGAACTTAGTACAGTGCGATTGGGGTTTAATTTTGGGGTCAAAAAACCCCCAAATGTGGGGGGTGTTGAAAGTGCGACCGCCACTGATGGGAGTTGTTATGTCTTTATTACATTTTGTAAGACTTGGTATCCACAGTGCGGCGCTCCACCATTGAGCTACAGGCACCATACTAGACCATGATTTTATCACATCAATTTGCAGTTGGCAAGAATTT